CCGGCTGTTATTGCATTCACGTTTATATTTGTAGTGTTGTGATTGAAGTGGCCGCCTTGTACAGTTAAGTGGCCGTTATTCGATCCTGTGTCAACTAGTAAGCCAGTGGTTCCACCTGTACCTGAACATCCTTGCAGAGTTAGATTTCCAGCAGCAAGCTTCCATCCTGTCAAATTACCAGAAGCTCCACATGCTGTAAATGTGCAATACTCACCAGTAGCAAGAACGTTAAATCCTATTCCGTTACACAACGTAGCCCGGCAATCGGTAATTTCATTCAGTGGGTACGGTGTGGTATTACTTGCGGCTCCTATTTGTAATCCAGCGACATTAAAACTGGTTAAATTACAATTTCGTATCTTAAATCCAGCTACGGCAGTAGTAGCTAATCCAATTTGGGCGGCACCGGTATTGTTTCCAACGAAACTTATACCTTCAAACTCGGATCCATTTGCAGCGGATGAGGATATCACCCAACCAGTAATATTAGTTGAAACATTCAACCTAGTGCCTCTGCCATAAACCTTTAGGTTCTTCGTCTGTGTGATCTGAGTGTCTATACGCACATCACCTTGACCGAAATACAACACATCACCAGCTGTTGCTGCTGTAATGGCGGCAGCTATAACGGTGCTTTGGCTAGACGCTAATCCATATTCTACAGGAACTCGATTTATTTTATTAACCTCGAAGCCAAGAGTACTTAATAATACACCTGGATCACCTGATCCACTGATTGGCATTCGCTCTAATAATGTGGGGGATAGGGTAGATACTAAATTTAAACTACCTACTGCTATATTTGCCATAATTTTTTATCCGGTTATGATTGTGTTTAGGTCATCTGTTGTAAGAGGGTTTCCACTGTCGGTAGTGATATTTTTTGCAGTAATAGTCACAGCAGCGATTGCATTTCTGTAAGTATCTCGCATGGTTTTTATTGAAGCCGCCAGAGACTCCATATTGCCACCAAAAATGAACATCACCAATTTTCGTGTGCTTATGTTTGCTATGGTACCGGCAGCGTTAACCTCAGCCATTAAAACCATACCCCTATCAGGTAATGCTCCAGATCCAGCATTAGATACATCTGCCAGAACTCCATCGATATAGTATTTGTGACCCGCTGCGCTTGATGCACTTCTGTTTTGATGGAATAGCCCTACTGAAGTAGAGACTACTGCAAGTGTAGATGTACTGGCACTATTCAAACATATTTGAGAAGTGCTTCCGGCATCCTTCGTCATGTTACGGATTCTCTTTGTGCTCACCGCGTCTGAGTGTGAGCATCCGTAATCAATCTGTGTCGTACTAGCGACGTTTGTTTCTGATTCATGTATAGCCGACGCAGCATCTAAGGTAAAGTTTACTCCATTGGTAGCTGGTATCCATCCTGTAAGAAGATAACCGGTGCCTGCCGTGTAACCAGTTCCCCTTGTAAATGGAAGTGTGCCACCAACGGTGCAGTTAAAACTTCCTGGTGTTTTCCAGTTAGACTTAAAATAATTAATATCTCCATATATTGACAATGGATAAAACAAATCAGACAATTGCCAAATACCTTTTGCTTTTGCATCTATAACTAAATCATTTTCTACTGATCTATACTCTGCAATAGGGATAGAATTTCCGTTATCAAAATGCCATCCTATGTGAGCGGCATAATCTGAATCGTAAGTTTTGTTTATTGAATCCGTTATTGTGTTCAGTAAAATAGTAGAAATATCACCATCGGCATTTGTAATAGATGAAGAGGATGAAGGCTGAACAGTTACCAACTCTACACCAGAAGCCGTTCCGGATATAGTTATGTTAACCCTTATAATTAATTCACCTCCTGATAAATCTGTATTAGAGGTGTTCTTTACTGATGCTATTGTTACATTAGTTGCCGTTCCTCCATTTTGATTGAATGTTAACTGCAAGTCTGAAGCTTTAACTCCTCCATTATCAGAAGAAGAGTAAACGCCTGAATCAAAATACAAAAGTATAAACCTGTTTGCAGGATCAGTATTATACCCAACCAAATATAAAGACTCTCCTGTTACTCCTGAGCCTTGATTAAACCAGTTTATACCCATAGCACTTTTCCACCAGTCTGTGCGAGGGTGACTACATGGATTAGATTTTGTTCCGCAACGTCTAGCCATATTAAGGACTGGTTTCTATTGGACAAAGAATAAATTCAACACTTAAAGCAACAGCGTAAATATTCCAGTTGAACCTATGCTTTTCATAAACTGTGTTTCCGAGTTCAGTTCTGTAAATCGCTTCATGATCCGAGTCTACTTCTATGTTTCGGTTAATGAAAACAAATTCATATCCATCGATTACAAACCGATCTGGAATATCGCGCACTAACTGAATTATGAAGTTTTCTCCTAACTCAACTTTATGGGCAATGATCCATCGAAGTGTAGCTCCTTGTCGTCTACCGTCTTTTATTCCCCACTGATCATCTTCATTTTCTACTATTCCGATGCTACCAGGTAATCGAATCCAAGTTATCAAGTCGTACCGATCATCCAGAGCTATCTGATTTGTGCCCCTATCTGCAACGCCATCTATGATCTTTACGGGCATAGGTTGCTCTCCTGGAGGTGTGCCAGTAGTTTTACGCATTAACTCACAGTAACCCCAAAGCTTTTTATTAGCCGATGGATACCGTAATGCAGTCCAATCGTCAATCTTTTCAATGATTTCTATCATAACAGTTTTTCAACCTCTGCTTTATGAACATCCCCTAAAAGATCAAGTTCCTGTTCTGTAAGATCAAACACATCCTTCTCGTATTTATCCTGAAGCCATTGAGACTTGTTATAATTCTGTTCATTCTGAAACCCGAATCCGAATTCTGTTCCATTCTGAATTATGCCGTAATCCATCGACATTTGATCCGTGTTTCTGAAGTTTACATCGCCACCTTTACCGATTGCGTCTTTGTATTCTTTGTATCCACCTTTGAAATATGTCTTTCCTGTATTTCGCGCTTGGTTCTTCTTAGAAATAGAAATAGGGTTAGTGGAGTATGTCCCAATTTTTGATTTATTTGAATCCTGCCCTGATTGAAATATGCGCGGCTTATGAATGGCTAAAACTGAAGTCAGGGCAATGCGCATGGCTTTCTCAGACTTTACAGCCTTATTGACTCGATCAATCAGGTCTAAAATCTCTTTTGCCATTAGATCAGCATTTACAGCCTTTTTTCTTACTTCCTTTTTTCTTTCCCATTTACGGTAAAATTGTTTTTGACATTGCAACAGTTTTGCATCTGAAACAAATAGGGTCTTCTACGATGTTCTGACTCTTTATAGCCTCTGAAATGTTCTGTGTGTACTTTGTTCCGAAATATCCACTACGCTCTTCTGCACGCTCTGAGGTCATTGTGGTGAACCGGTTCAGACGGTTCCCTAGTAATTGTTCATCTGCAAGTTCAGCTCCAATACGGTACCAATAAGCAGTTTTGAACAGATTTATATTTTGGCAAGCGAATTTGTCGATAGAGCAAACAACCGCATAATTTACATTTAGCCCTCCCCCGTTTATCTGGGTGACTGTTCCGGTGTAAATACCGTCATAAGAACAAGAAAACTCACAAATGGTTTTGCTCCAATTGATATATGGAGAATTGTCGTAGTGCTTGTTTTCCGTTTCACGTAGTTGAATTTCTTCCGGATTGAAGGCGATAAATAAGGCATCGGCCTCAAATTCTCGGTTTAGATAGATCGTATTTCTACCAGCTATCAGGGTTTGGCCGCCTTCGTAAAGAACTTCACCATTTTCGTCTGTATCATAGATAGTGAATGAGGCTTCTGGGCTATCGTATGCCTGCTGTGCAAATACTTCGAAGCTTACAATGTGGATTTTAGCGTACCTTGGTAATTCAAACTCGATTTTTACCCCTGCTAAACCGGTTGATCCGTTCACATTGTCTTTAAAATCGGATGTTACACGTGAAACAATTTTGGAATCAACGAAGAATTTGTTCTGTAGGGCTATTGAAATATCCGATACCATGTTTGTCCATGCCCGGTTTGTGATCATATCCCATAACTCCAAGTAACTATCCTGGTCTTCTTTTGTCAGACCTTGTAACATGGAAATTTCAACTCCGGGCAGGTCAGATCCGTAAAGACCCGACCTACTCGTAATTGAACGATCAATTTCGATATATCCGTCAAAGCAAGGCAAAATGCTTCGAATTAAATAGCCGTGGCTGTATATCCAAACAGGCCCAACATGCCATCCAGTTCGTCATTACAATCAGGAGACGTATCAGGCGAAGTGTCTTCACCGTCTGCGCTGAAGGAATCTGCCTGGAATACGTTGAATGTTCCCCAGGTCAAGCTCAATTGAGATTTCCAGATCTTATCACAATCGAAATAGAAGTCTAAGTTCCAATCAAAAGGATAAAGCGGATCGGGAATTACAATGTGCTGGCGGGTTCCATCGCTGATATTGATGTTCCTGTTTTCGTTGAAAGTCAACAGATGCACGGCCCGGTAAGCGGCCATGATGAAGTTTGTAGACCTTGTTGCTGCAGCTCCAGAAGTTCCGAGAACCTCATTAGCGGCCTGATCCAGGTAGTAACGAACATCACCTTCCATGTTTGCTTCTCCGTAAGGAGTTGTCGCGTTGCAACATGACATATCATGCAGCTTCATGAACATAGAAAGGTTTCCTTCACCGATCACTGCCGGAACGCCGGTTAATTGGTTGTTGCTGTAATCCATGAGAATTTCAGCCCAGTTGCCTGGCAGCGGAACGCGCTGACCTCCGGTGGTGGCAAGCAATTGAATAGGCTTGTACTGACCTGCCGCGGTGCTTGATCCGTCCCATTCCTGGTTTACACCAATCTGGTTGTCAAGCTCGGCAAGGATTTGTTCAGAGAAAGCCTCGTGGGCCGCCCGAATATCATTCATCTGACGGTCTTTCATGAATTCCAGGGTGCCTTTACAAAGGGCTACCATGTCGTTGTTGTCGTACTGCCGGATAGGCGTTTTCAAGCAATTCGAAATCACTTTCGTGAACTGCTTACGTACCGGGGTAGATCCAGGACTATCGCAAATATTGCCATCAGCACAATTTGTTATGATCTGACAAGGTTTGGTTCTTTGATCGTACAGCACTTTAAGCCTGGCGATCTTTTTACCCTGGTCGTATGAATCGAGTGTTGCATCTACACCACCATTCTCAGGTGATGTGATAAAGTCAAGAGCACCGGTTTTTCTTTTCAGGTTATAAGCGTAGTTATCAGTTCCGATAATGCTTTCAGCTTCCTTACGGATGTTTTCGCAGGCTCCAACTATATCAATGTTGAAGAAGGCATAAGCGTATTCACCTTTAGCTGGGTAACAGAATGCAAGGCCGATAAAAGATACAAGGCCGGTAAAAGGGTTAAGAGTACAGATAGAATACACCAACCCGACCACAAAAAATATGGTTAGTTTGTTTTTAAAAGACATTTTGAATTAAAGAATTTATTGAACCGTGGTTCTCCTTCCCTGGCGGATTGTTGTTTTACCGTCTGGAACTTTAAACCGTTTGGTCACCTGGTCATCGGAATCGTCATCCTTATCATCGTCACCGGTATTGTTGGCTTTGATGTAAGGTTTGAATTCTTCTTCCAGCAGTTGGCTGATTGTTACGGCAGAATTGCCATTGAATCTCGGCTTGCCCTCTGAATCTATTACTAGAATATCGGGATCTTGCCCATCTTTCTCGACAAGTTGCAGAGCTTTGGAAGCGATCAACTTATCCAATTTTCCTTTTGTAATGTCTTTGCGAACGACTTCATCCGCATAAGCTTTTCCAAACTTAATACTATTGGCGCGTTTTTCCAATTCAGTGCGGAGTCGGTAGCCGTTTATTTTTTGTTCTGATTCTTTCTGCCAATGCTTCTCCCGGTTAGCGTTTTCAGTGTTAATGCTTTCGATCTTGCCTATTAACTCCTGAACGTTGTCCTTTGTCTTCTTCAGTTCCTTCTTTGTTTCTTCGTCTGTTGCTGGGGATGCTTTAATTTTATTCAAAAGCTCAGGAAGATAAGCGGTGATGGCGGCTGATTTCTCGTAAGTGCTTCCGATCTTGTCGATCTCAGAGGCTTTGAATTTGTCAACTCCGTCAATTACTGTCAAAATCTTTTTAAAGTCGTTGTCCAGCGGATCAAGGAATTCGCGCTTTAATTTGGAATGAACTGTTTTGTCAGTTGCAGCGCGGTCAATGGTGAGGAATGCAGCTTCGAATCCTTCAATCGCTTTATCAGGGAATTCAAAGTCCGGGAGCGTTTCAATGGCGGCTAAGAATTCAGCCTGGGTGATTTTACCGTCTGTCTTCAGCTTGGTAAAGAAGTCTTTTAATTTCATTGTTCATTTTCATCTGAATTTGATGAAATAGATTTTTCGGTTTTAGGAGCTGCTAGATTTTTAGGCTTTGGCCCTGGTTTACGCCTCTCCTTAACAGGCTCCGATTGTTCTGCTTGTTCTTCCTGTTCAGTATCAGAAGTAACTACAGGCGCCACTAATTGAGTTCTAACCACCACAGGACCGGCACTTTTTACGCTTCTTGAGACTTGTTGTACTTGTGGTGTATTCCGGTTTGGGCTTCCTACATCCTGCCCATTTTCATCGACGAAGCCTAATTTTTCATAGACTTTCGGACCCATAGCGGCGTAGGCCTTCTGTGTAACGGTGCGTTCAACTCCCGTTTTTCTGTCTCTTACTTTAACAAGCATAATTGTAATTGTTGTTTTGTAATTAATTGTTCATACAATTATAGCAATTACATTGTAATTAATCAACTAAACAATTAGTTTTGATAATGCATGGCTGAAGCAATACATGCCATGAAGGAATTCGGCCCTCTATTCTTGTTGCCAACGGTGAGTAGAGGGCTTTTTTATGCTGCTTTCTTATAATATCCTGCCTGAATTGCCCTATCAATTACATCTTTAGGAACAATTAATACCGATACCGGGATAATTGAATGTTTACAATTGTGTCCACCCGCAAATGTGAATATCGAACTTTTGGTTGTTAGAGAGTTCTTTCCTGCCCATTCATCATCTGCCCATGATTCAATTTCTTTCCTGTGATAGTAATTACCGGTTCTTTTAATGCAGAATTCCCGGGAGCCGCCTGAGCCCTTTCCTTTCCCTGATTTACCTTTATCAGTTCCGGTTAATCCACCAGAGTATAGATAGAATTCAAGGCCCAGATCGGCGGTTACCGACTCCTGCCACGATCTGGAGTAATTGAAAAGAGTATCAGCGGTGTAAGTAGTCGTATACCTTAAGAGTCTACCATCAACCTCATCAGTGCCTTTAATAAAGGTTTTTAGCTGATCCTGGAACCCGGAAAAGAATCCACCTGAATTTATATTCTGATTTAGAATTGCGTTGAGCGGTGTCTTTACGTTCGCGATTACTCCGTCATTCAGCAAACTTGTGCTTACATCTTTGATTACCTGCTTTTGCAAATCGGTTACAAATACCCGGTTAGCAGAGAATTTATCGGCTACTGTCTTAAAGTACTCCGAGTTGATTGCATCCAGTTTTGGAATTACTCTTAAATGAGATTCAACTGCCGCTTGATACGGTCCTTTACCTATAATTTCATCGAATGTGTTTTGAGATTCCCGAAGAATTACCCGGTTAGCTGCCGACTGTTTTATATAGCCTTCCGCGTCTAATTCTAAACCCTTCAGTATTCCGATTATTTGGTTGTAAAGAGATCCCTGAACATTTGCCATTGATGCCGCAAACTTGATATTGTTGGCGACTATCAGTCTTTCTATTTCTGCCGCTAGTTCCTCCGGTGTCATGCTGCATTTTGTTGCTGATCAAAGCTCAGGGTCATTGCAGCCTCGTCAATTCTGGGTTTTTCGGCTTCGATAAGTTCCGTAGCGAATACATCAAGAACGGCAATTTGCGCCTGTTTATCTTTTGCCAAAAATGCTTTATCTGCTGCCATAGCCTTATCAATGAAGGCTTTTATATTGTCGTGTATTGCCCAATCTGTTTTCTTAATTACTCCTTTGCTTACCCCAAGATCAATTTCGTCAACAGTGAAGGCATATAAAGGATCTAATTCCAGGATTGCAATACGGTAATTTTTCATGTCAGGAGTAGATCCTGTTTCTGACTTAATAATGTTTATTGCCTGTGTGCGAAGCATATTTCGGTCAAGTCCGGCAGTCTTTGACACGTTATAGTTATAGATCAACTCAGCACTTGTAAGCAGTTCAAAATGTGTTGGTTTATTAACTTCCGGAAGAAATTTCTGGTCACCTTCCCTATTAGTGGAATCTGCCTTAACTGAGTTCATATACATGTTCATGAAATAGAACTCGTTATTCGTGTGAACATCGAATACACGGGAAATGATATCGAATATCGTATCGTTCTGCGCGGTACGATCAATCGCTTTAGCTTCACCTGACTGGTTAGCCCCTACCTTTTCTTCTATATCCATGTTGATTGCCGACAAGGCTTTCTTCTGCATCTTGTCGGTATATTCATCAAGGAATTTAGTAGAGTCAATAGGAACGTCAATATAACCCACAGGAGGTAGGTTTAACCCGGTGCCCTCCATAAGCTTCTCTTTCAGGAATTGATATGTCTGAAGCGGTCCTTTCACTGAAACCAGACCGGTACCGAAGCACTGTGGACATGGCTTATCATAATGAGTGCCTTTTGTTGCGCCAGGGTAATGTATTTTACCTCCCCTGCAAGAAAGATTTAAGCCTTCATAGTTCTCTCGATAAGCGCATTCCTCCGCTACCTCGTATTTCTGAGGGAAGATGTGCCCTATAATAGATGCCATCAGATCCGAACCGTGTTTTATGGCCAGGTTCCAATGAGGCAAAGCGGCAGAGAAAAACGACTGATAAAGAATCTTTCCGTTATCCAGGTTCTTAGATTCTCCGCCTAAAAACCAGACAGGAATTTTACCACCATTGTGATTGTACGGGGCAATCAATTCACGAATCTCTATAACCTTTTCAGAGGCATCATACCAAGCTTCAAAATTTAAATACTGCTTTTTATCGTAGTATTCAAACTCGAAAATCTTAGTCTTATCTTCTTCGTATTCCTTAACGCAAAACAGATAATGATCCCGGTCGTAATAGAATGCACAAGATGAACCGTATACAACTGTAACAGGTTTTATCTTTTCTGTATCATCATCAGGGATATATTCAGGTTTTACAGCCACCAAGCCGTTGGCGTCGGCTAGCATCTTTCGAAGTAATACGTCTTTATTGAAGTTTACAATCGAATTACAATTCGGGTAGTATTCAAGCGCGTATTCCTCCAACTCCTCTCCTTCAGTAGTTTTATCTTTCCATTCGATAGAATACAGACTCGGGTTGAATCCTTTGCAGACTATTTTAATAGCCTTGTCGGCATCCGCTTTGGTTGTTGGTTCGTGGTTCTCGATACGATACGCTTTTACTTCCTCATCCTCGCGAGGGCGGTTTCTTTCCAGGAGATACAAAGGTTTGTCTCCGTTAATATGCACGGACATTTCTTTAGCGTGCTCAACGGTTAAGTCGTAAAGGTCATGCCTGAGGCCGTCTTTTATAATAGCCTTTAGCAGTTCAGCGTATTCCTGTGTACCGTAAATCATTACCAAAAAGTTAAAAGAATAAGGGAATTAACCCTTATTCTCCAAGTTCAAAAATGCTTGCAGGCGCGTAGAAAGGCACGGCAGGAGTTAATCCAGTCGACCACTTAGCAGAGCCAGAATAGAACTTCCTGGTTTTAGTTGATCTTTGAATTACCTCATCAGCGAACACGGAAACGTTAGTTACATAGAAGGCCTCAAAGTTTCCTTCTGCATCCCGTCCGGCAGTCAGGTAAACCATTTTCCAGTTGCGTCTACGATTTACAGCCGCCCAGAAGTTACGGTTTGCCATTACTCCCAATGAGTCGAATGTGAGTTCGTGATCTGAACCGGTCCTTTCGGTAGGAACAAGTCCAAAACCTTCTTCTTCAGTAGGTGTGCCCATAGGTTTTTCACCACGGGTATTAAGGACTATAAAAGCCTGTTCCGGTGAGGCGTTTAATAGCTCAGTCCACCAATCTGGATCTTCCAGGTATGTTTCAAGGCTTTCAATGTCCACTGGAACAGATGGCCGGAGCAAAGCAAGAGCAACGATACCGCCTAATTCACTACCGCATTCAAGCTGTACGTGAACCGGTTGCTCGTCAATACAAAATATGTCAGCTCGTCTATTGAAGAAGGCTAACGGGTTATTAAAATTCATTTTTTTAATTTCTTTGGAATTCCATTACTTTAATCTCTTCCCTTTCAGGAACATCACTTTATATTTTTTTTACAAAAGGTCACAATACATTTCGAACCACAGAGTTCTTTTCAGTCAGTAAGCAAGTAGCACTCTTTAAAGGCCATCTCATATTACCTTCGTTCAACTGGTACTTTTCTTCCTTCTTCCAGGATTTATTAAAGGCTGTAAGTGTTTGGTGTTTCAGCACCCTTCGAAGCTTCTTATGGAAGTAGTACGGTGCATGTTTTATCTCCAAAAGTCTTTGAGTTTTTACCTGTGAAGATGTGGTAATTATGGAGGATGTTAATTCCATTGCCTCATCTTCTTCCGGCTCTTCTTCGTGAACAAATCGGCAAGGCACACGTATCCCAAATGAAGTATCTGGACTGTCATTTGCGTATATCAATCCATCAAAGTTCCTTTGGTTTGAGTATTCAAAGAAGACAGTTTCATCATGCGATGTCTGGATATCCAGGCAATCAGATTTTGCTAACAAAGTGTTTTCATTTACATATAAAATGCTATCTACTGGAATTATTATTGAAATCTGTGCCGTACCAGTAGAAATACTGGATATTAGTGATATTTTTAATATAGTGGTTTCGTCAGTGGTAGCTGAAAAATATTCTGTATAATTATACGTGCCATTTTCTAATATTGTTTTATCTGTTGCCGTAAGAGTACCAATTGCAACCGGACCCGATCCATTTTCTACATAAAATGATACAAAAATAGGACTTGATCCATTTGGAGTCCATGTGCCGTTAACAATTATTTGATAACTAAAAGATATGAATGTGCCTGCTGGTACTATAATAGATTGGGTGGCTTCAATAGCAAAATCTGATGATGTAAGTGATTCCCCGAATAAAGTGGAATTTTTTACGTCAAAAGAAGAAATGGTATCTGTCCATGAGCTTGGTGCCAATAGCCTTTCAATGTTATCCACATCATCATCTGTGATTAATAGTTGTATCTCCTGATTATCTATACCCTGATTAACAGGAATGAAACTTGTTTGATAAACTCCTGATTGAATCTCTGCTATCGCTTGGCTGAAAAGGGGTACATTTTCACTATTTTGAGCTATTAAAATAAGATCCTGTCCTGCTGTATCTTGAAACTGGATTACAATTTCATCGTCACAATTCCACGGCTGACACCAGCATACATGGTGAACCCCTTGGGCCTCGTATTCATTGTATGTCTCGCAATTACTTAGCCAAAACTGCACTGGGAGTGCATAGGAAAAGGTCATTCTATCACATTGCTTCCTGGGAAATAGTCTCTTCCTGGTGAACAGGAACATCGAATTACTTGTAAATATAGAAAATTTCTTATATTTGTCTCATTCAGCCGCCCGTTACTTTAGACTGAATTAAAAAGCTTTTAGGAGCCTCAGATTGGCGTGCAGTAACGGGCATTGCTAGTTTGGGGCTCTGTACATTTTAAACCCGTTACAAAAATGAGAACTTTATTGCTTTGCCTGATCGCAATTTCTTGCGGCGCTCAAAATGTATCCTTCAATTTCCGAAAGTGGAGTAACCTTGAAACCAGGGAAATTATAATTGACTCTAAAGATCGATTTTCAATTGCTTTAAGCCAAACCGCATTTACTGACTCAGATAACATTAGGCTTGCTTTCGATTTCAGAAATGAATACGTAGTTGTTACCCATAATCTGCCAGAAGATTCTGAGCGCATAGATATTCTATCAAAACAAGTTTTGTTACACATAGCTTTTTTAAGGCAGGTGGCAGCGCATTACAAAGTGCAAAACTTAAGGATATACATCAGGTTAAGAAAAGATCTATACTTATTTTACGATAATGAAGAAGTATGGATGAAAGGTAAAAAAGTGAAAATGAAGGATAAACTATTTAAGGCATTATAGGCTGGTAAAATAATTATTCCATGCGGAGTAAAGTGCGGATTCACTACCTGAAAGAGATGCACCAAGTCCAAATATTCCCATTTGTCTATTCGAGAATGTCCCTATAGAACCATTATTGTTATTCGCTAATAAAGGTAACGTGAGTAGTGGAACTCCTGCAGAAATAGATGTTATATCCGCACCGACTTGACTTCCGTTTTTGAATATCTTAGATACATTAGATGCTGTTCTTTGTACTTGAAAAAACCCGGTAGATGTCACACTTGTTCCTCTTGTTACCGCCGTGGCTGCGTTAATCCTGCAACTATGCTGTGCGCTACCATCCCTAGAAACAAGCCTTAAGCTAGGATCTGATACACCAGAATTTACTCCAAAATCTACCCTGTTTACAGTTCCTTCATTATTCAAATAACAGAATGCAGAAGCATCGTTTTGTGTGTACTGTACTGCATGAGTAGAAGCTATGTATCCTGTATCAAAATAAGTTGCTGCTCCATCTCCTTGAAATCCTACATTTGGCGTAAACGTTAATGCGCCTGCCGGTTCTGATGGTGTAAAAGTTCCAGGATTAACCCAGTTTATTTTTGCGTAGTCAGATTCAAACTCACCCATTACTAATTCAGCCGCATCAGTAGCGAATAGATAAAGCAAGTCTAATTCAGTTAAGCATTCACCACAGATATTCTCTAATCTAATAAATAGAGTATTCTGTTTAAGTCTTTGTGATTCTGACGGCAAGACAGCGGCTGAAAATGAATCTCTTGCATAGTCGAATACATTCGACATCCCTGATCTGTAACGAGGAATTATGTTGAACAGGAATATTCCTTTGTTATGGTTAAATCGTTTCTGCATAAGTTAGTATTGCTTGATAACATGGCGCATAGGTGAATGGCGCTGGTTCGTTACATTCCATCTCTGGTGTACTATCGATAACATTGATTCTAAAGAATGTCTTCGGCCATGCTTTTATAACCGCCTCTCCTTTTACAATATCATATTCAAGTATCTTGATTTTAAAAACTACGTGACCGGTATCTGTTTGGCTTATTCCTATTGATTTCTTCCGGTTGTTCCGGATTTCTTTGTACTCTTCCCATTCCATTGGTATAGTAATATCATAAAGCAATGGCAGGAAAAAGTATCCGAAAGAAGAATTATAGGGTACTAGTGGTATGTCATGACTTTCTCCTAATGGATCACAAATAATAGCCTGACATACATCACCAAGTGAACATGAGTAATCAGAAACCATGTCATAATTTCCTTCCCCAGAAACAAACTTGTATGATGAAGTTGTATACGATTGAAGGCACCCTCCTAAATAATTTGCCCATCGTAATAGATTACGCATGGGAGTAAGAATCAAATTGTATCTTGTATCTGAATTTAAAATTCCTGAAACAGAATCGAAGTTTTCATCCAATTCAGGTATGTATACTTCAGGGCTTACATGATCATGATTAATAGCTAATATAAAGTTATCATTATCATACTTATAGTCTTTTGACTTTTCACGTGTTGTTCTGCGTGCGCTTTCAAGTGCAAGACCTGCAGCAATGAATTCACTTTCAAGAATTATTTCTTTGCCTACATGCTTAAATCGTGTCGCGTAAGTATGCTTTGTTTGTGGATCATCTATTCCGGAAATATCCTCAGATTCCCATTTTTTATAACCTACTTTTATCCTGCTGAAGATCATGTTTTGATCATATGATGACCTTATCTCTCTTACATTGGAGAAATAAACAGAAATATCATCTTCAACAACATGCTCTTTTTGTTCCACGCGTATCACCTGTACGTCATCTATTATTTCATAACCAAGACTAAGGTTTAAAATTGGATTAATTCCGTTCCATATTTGTTTCACTGAAATGAAGAAAGGCTTTTCCTCTATGGAATAACCGCGAACTTGAACACCTTTCATTATTACATAATACTGCCCGCAATCATCGCTAAGGAAATCAGAATATAATGGATTCAAGCCAAGTCCAATTCTGGAAAGTGTGGCATTAAATAGATCTCGTAATAAGTAACCCTCTGCTGTTGTGTTTCTGAATGTGGTATCTCCTGAAATTATCAAATGATTATCAGGAGTTCCAGTGCCAGGATATGGCACTAACTTAGTATCGTTATAAATGGTAGTTACAAATGTTATCGGTGTAACTCCTAATTCAACATCCTCAGTAGACTGAATCCAATACGTACCTCCGTTAGTATCTCCGTTTACGATAAACATTGTTGCGTCTTGCAGTTCTACGATTGAGTCTGCATCCGTAGCCCTTGTCCACGCTCCGGCTGCAACAACCCAAATACCGTTTTCTTTTGAGTCACCCTGATTCTTTACAAGAACTCGATCACCGATACCAGCAGAGTAATTATCTATTAATTGAGTACCTGACAATACAAGTGCAATTGTACTGGCAACATCTACGTCATTTTTCCAATCATTTATTCTGCTACCGAATACATCTGTAGTTCCTGCTCCTGAATCAGTTACTCCAAATATTGTTATTTGTTGACCCTTTGATAAGGTGAATGAGCCATTGAATGTGTGTACAAATAAATATTGTCCTGAACCATTATTAATTGATGTCCTATTGAATAAAATGTAGTCTGTTTCATTAACTCCTGACCCAGTATTCCCTATTCTAAACCTTGGCGCTCCTAATGCATTCTGCCATACTCCAGAAAAAAATGAACCGCTTTCGATACGAATATCAAAAGTATAAGTTCCATCATAAGGAGCTTCAAATATTCCTGGCAGGATATTAAGCGGAGAGGTTGTAACATCAACTCTTGGTAAGGAGAACTTTTGGATATCATCAATTATTTCAGTATCCCAATCAATTTGTATAGTTCCATCTCCGGCAGGATTTGGGTATTGAACTGTTTCCTTCCATGTATATTCTCCATTGTATCTTATCTTCTGACTCTTTAGGTTAACTGTTACAGGGGTCACTGCATCTACCGGATTTCCATCAAGATCTACAAGGTCAGATAGATTTACAGGTGTATCTATCCTGTTCATAAACTTAGACCAAAAATCATCACGAATAATAGGTAACTGCATTTTATTATCAGGCATTTCATTCTTTCCTGATAAATCGACTAGCCCATTAAATATTTCATCAAATGTAACATCGTCAGGTGCATACTCTGCTAATAATTCAATATTTACATCAACCCCATAATTTTCTTCAACATCTTTTATAAATTCTACACCTCCGTTTTCTACACCGTTTTCTCCATAGAAAATAAAGGCTCCGCCAGCAGATCCTTCATATCTTTCAATCAATGAAAAAAACTCGTCGTCTCTTTCAAGTTTTATTTTGCCACCTTTCCATCCATCAGGTTCTGATATTTCTTGTTCCTCTCCAACTCCCTCTACACTGATCAACTCTATCAAATCAATTGTAAATAAAACGTTATAGCCAGATCCTGGTCCAGACTTTATAAACTTAAAAAACAGTTTTTGATAATACTGCGAAAGTGTAAATGTTACCTCATTCGTTATAGAACCGGAACCAACTGTCCACAAAGCTGTTCCTGTGTAAGAAATAGAATCATCTAAAGCTGATCCAGTATCGGAACCAAAAATTGCCAATCCACTCTCTAATGGAGAGGAGCCACCAGTTGATGCATTAGTAGCTGTTATCTGAATTGTATAATCTCCAGGAGTCCATCCAATAGATTGGTTATCAGGTCTTGTCTGACCTATAGCAGAAGTATTTGGGGTTGCTCCTGATGCCCTTGCAGATGATGGATTATTCCAAACAAAATTTGCGTCTGAGCCACTGTTTAATTGATCCCATCCGGTTATGGATACCTCAAATTCATTATTAGTAAATTGAAGATCAGTTACAGTAAGTTGATGATTTAAAGTAAATCTGAATCTCATACATTCATTGATTTACTTCTCACCCATTGCTTATAGTTATCGCTTTTTCTTCGCGTCTCATAAACTAGATTGGAACGCTGAACAATGTCAGGCTGTGAGTCTTTCAAGTCTTTCAAACCTTTTACTATTGGGCTAATGTCTACACTAGTTCCTGTTGAGCCACCAGATCTTCCAGAAGTAATATCCTTCAATACTTTGTCATTAAGCTTACGGGCACGTACGGCTTTGAATATGCCTTTTGATGATGCCGTTTCGTCTGCCGTCATCACAGACTCACCTTTTGAAAGTCTGGCCGGTATTGAATCGCTTGTTTTAGTGCCTGGACCTTTAAGATCAATTACACCATCTTTATATCCGCTGTACTGTGAATTGCTTATAACGGCTAATTGCACCGCTGTTTCACCAGCAATCAAAAGAGACGCAACAACGGCAGCTGGATATGGCAGAGTAGCAAAAGCATTTATAACTCCGGCAGCTCCGTTAATAATCGTAGTAAGTCGTTTTGCTTCTTTGTCAGCCTCAAATGCTTTCTTCCTTAACTTTGATTCTTCTCTATCTCTTTTAATTGCTAACTCCATTTTGGCGCGTTCGTTGTCTCCCGCTAAATTCATTTGCTCATCATAGAATCCCCTAAGTTGATTTAGTTGGATATCATATGAATCTGCATTCTGTTGAACAAATGAATTAATAAGAGTAGATGTGTCTTGAATTCCTGAGCTAACAATATTTCGCCAATTATCCGCGAACTCTTCACCTATCTTTTGCCATGCGTCTGGTTCGAAAGGGGCCGGTTTTACTTTTACTTGTAGTGGCTTTAGATAAAGATAAGTTTGTATCTCTTCCACAAGCTTATCTATTTGAGCCTTAGTGTCTACTAGCGTTTGTTTATCAACAACCCTTGGAACGAATGGAGTTTTTGCTGGTTTTGGTTTATCCGAAAGCGTGTCTCTGCCTAGAATTTTATCTCTTAATTCTATTTCTTTTTCAGTCTCTTGATTAACTTTTTTAAGTGCTAACAATCTGCCTTGAAGAAGTTTCAATATCTCTTGATCAATTAACGTATCTTCTTTTTTAACGTCTATCATATCCTTTCGGAACTTGATATTCTGAGCGAGTGATATTATTTCATCTTGGCTTGCATTGAATGTTTTCTTTTTGGTATCCAATTCTATTTCATCGGCTCGGTTCTGTTCCTCCATCGTGTCTCTAAATCTAGCCCATGATCCTATTGATTTAGTGAGTACTGCAATTTCTTCTTCAAGAGTCTTTATATTTTGCTCTTTGCTTTTTGTAAATGTCCGGTTAACAAATTCATTTTCGCTTATTCTTGCAATCTCTGCACGCTGTTGCTCTGCGAATACCTGAGATACATCGATACCACGGTTATGAGCTTCGATCCATGCTTTAAACGAATCAGTATAGCTTTTCAGAAGCCCAATTATACCTCCTGATGTTCCTTCAGTGAAAAACTTTGCAGCCTCAACCCTTAATTCATGCCAAGAAACTGTTAACTGATCTACTTGAGTTGCAGCAGTAGCAACATAGCCGCCCATCTTCTGCATTTCCACTTGCGCAATGTCAGCTACTGCATTTGTCACATCTCCTACACTCTGAGCGGCCAATGCAGCACCATTAAATTCTGCTTTCAACCTAGTTGCTGATATACCTAAGTTATCCAGGATTAGGATTGATTTCCTGCCTATACCGGTAACAATTGAGTTAACCAGGTAATCGACTGACACTCCAGTTTGCTGCGCTCTTATAGCCGCGAATTCAAGCAACTCAGGAAGCCTCTGAACATCAATACCGAAGTTTTGAGCCTGCAGAGCCTTTTGCATCAATTCCAGATCGGTTACTGAATTCTGGGTTGCTGCACGTAGTTGGTTAAGTAATCCTACCGAATTAGGAATTTGTTTTTCAAAAGCCCTTTGTACACCCTCTACATTACCACTTAACTTAGCCATTTCCAGTGCTATGTTTACTACCTCCCTGGCAAGACCAGCAGCTATTAATAACCTTATTGCACTGTATACATCGCCGAATTGTGTAGCAAGGTTTTTAGTATCCGCAGCAGCAGCTTTTGTTGCCTTTGCTGATTCGAATAGGGATTTATTATACGCATCAATCTGCGCTTTTAAGGACTTGTATTGATTTGATAATTGCTGAAGTCTAGCGGTATCTTGAGTGCTTGTGAGCTTGATTTGCTGCCGTAGCCTGGCAAGCTCTATTTCCATTCCTTCAATATACTTTGAAGCAGATTGAAAGCTTTTACCGGCCTGATTGCCAAAATTCTGGGTAGCGTTTCTTAGTTGATCTGTTGATTGTGATGCTCGATTTAAAACCTGATTACTCTTTTCAACTTCTATGGTATTAACCTTATAGTTGATATTAATATCAGTCTGCCGCTGTTTAGCCATGAAGGCATAGAAGTGAAATTTAAGTGGATAGTCTCATTCGCGGCAAAGCGAATCATTTTGCACCAAAAGGCTCATTTTCAAGTGAAGAAGACTCTGCCTTATTTTTCTTATTAAGTGCTAATATACGGTTCAGAAATGAAAAAATGTCCATTTTACGCAATTCCTTTTCCTTTACCGGATCACCGTCAGCCAGCAAAACAAAGTCTTCCTCCCAGGCTCTCAGGAATTGTCCTCTACTACTTTCCGCAGATCCAAGTTCAGATCCTGGGTTATCCCATCCTGAATTCTCAAATGCTCCTGCAAATATTCTACCGAGATACTCTTCAGATTGAATAACTCTCCGATAGGCTTCGTCAAAAAAAAATCGTACACGTTATGCTCTTCCCATAGCTTTATTTTCTGCTCCCCGTATTTGTCGATGTAGGTAGTCAAGTCTTCGGTTTCATCGAAATAAGCAACGGCAGCAAGTTTTTTAACTGTCTGGGTATCGAAGGCTAGTTTGATACGGCTTTCCAGGTTTATAACGAGCTTATTCAGATCGTTGAGGCTTATGGTCTTTTTCTTCGAGCCTCCTTCCAGGACCAATTTAAAGGCATCTACGTACTCTTGGAGGTTTTTAAGGGAAAGCTTTAATTCCAGCTCCCGGAGAGTGGAGTAATAGTATTTGTACCTGCCGGTGCTCATCCGGTACTCTTCTTTGAACCGGTAAAAGCGTTTCCCTCCACAGGCAAAAGCTTCCTCCACCATAGGGGCATAATCGGGATGTGTAAGAGTGAATTCTGGCCGGGCTTTTGGCTTGAGTAGTTCAGCGACTTGGGTGTTTTTGTATTCCCATTTGCTGAGCTGTACTTCTGTCAAATGCAACACCATTGCAATATCAGGTTTGTTGCAACCAAGCTTCACCAAGGATTCTATTTGCTTAATATCGGATTTGAAGGGGCGAAGGATATTCATAGAGGCCTCATAATTTCTGCTAATTGATCGGACTCTTTTATAAGGCTTTTGTAATAACCTTGCCTATTTATATATCCAAAATCATAATATGTACCAGCCAACTGTTCTGCCTCTCTCCTTATCTTTTCACACCTCTCAGCAATGCTTAATTCTTGAGGTTGATTAACGCCGTTAGCCTGATCTTCAGTAACCAATGATTTACCGTAACCATCATCGTACAGGACCATTTTAGCGGCGGTAGAGGCTACAGAAACACCAGTAATCGTAGCTAGAAATTGTTTTCTATTCATATTCTGGGAAAAGTATCGATTTAACAATGAAATTCAGTCCGCAAAGACAGATCATATAAGCCCCCATTAGATATATAAGCCAGTCGTAATAAATAGCGCTGATAAGGAAGCCGTGAATAGAAGCCATGCAAGGAGGGCAGTCGAATAAAGGCTTGCTGTACCATGTTCCTTTTATCTTTGGTGGTGAATCATCATTTTCCTTTCGAAGGAGATCACCAATTTTATCAAGCACATATCCATCATAGAACAAGGTGAAAACACCCCAGCACCAGAAAGATCCAACGACTAAAAGAATAAGAAAATCAGTCATATTCCTAAAATTTGGTAAATAAAATCCTTCTTAATACCACTCTCGTCATATTCTCTGAAAAGTCCGCACATTGGCCTGCGATCAACTTGGCAATTGTGAGTGCACGAGCAACCTGTAGACATACAATATCCATTCAAAGATTTAAGCGGGTTTTTACCATCTCTTATTCTGAATTCATTAACTTCCTCTAAGCTATTACTATCAATTTCAAAGTAGTCCTTACTCATATTCAGGAAGGTTAAATAGATTAGGCGAAGATACTAATTCCCTTTGATATCCTTTAAGGAAATACCCGGGTTTGGCATTTTTAAGATCCTCGTAAACAAACGCTGACCGGTGAGCTTTGAATTTAGCGGAACTGTTATCCATCTTCAGTTTAAAGTCTCTGCGAATCCACGAATAGTGATGCATCGTAATATCCACCATCTGCACACCTTTCGTTATGTTTAACCTACGAGTAGAGTCTATTCTAGCCTGCCCTCTTTCATAGGCAAACGGATAACCTGCAAATTTCAGGTGATATTTGAGCGTGGGCGTTATCTTATGGATGAATGGCACAAGAGTATGGTCTAATCCTATCGTTAACGTAGGGCTTTTAAAATAGGTCTGTACACGGCACACGGTCCCTGCTAAATCCTGATCTTCTATAGCTTTCTTTTGCTTTATGAAATCGGATTGAACATAGAATTCGTCTGAGTCCATCATTATGAAATGAGTGAATCCACCAGATTTAGCTGCTTCTAATCCTGCATTGCGTTTCGCTGTCTCGTTAACATGTGGGACTGTTGAAACGGGTTCACATTGAACTAATTCACATCCCTTAGGCAATTCGTAGTTTCCAAGCTTATCACCAGAATAGTGACCACGGTTTGATTTTCTGGACCATACTATAATGACCTCATCCACAACCGGGCGTATGTTTTCAACCGCATACGGAAGTAAGCATAGACAATCGGCCCATACGTTGAAAATCGCAGCAAGCCTCATAAATCAAATTTAGTCACATCTATGAAGTTAGAGACAGCCGTTGCCCATGCCCCGTCTGTTTCATAATCGATCATATATTTAAACTTCTTTAGTTCTGCGCGCATTTTATAGCCGTGATCTGCCGCTGGCTCAGTATCGTGACACACGATTATTTTAGCCTTATCTGCGAAGTGGCTTATATCAATTTTCCTTCTTTCCCCTGGAGCGTGATCGATAAATACAACATCAGGTGCAGGACATTCATGGTGTAATGTATTCCAATCCTGGAATAACTTAATATGTGGATATGCCCCTTTCATTTTTATGTACCATCCATAATTGTTCTCTCCACTGATCAATTCTCTACTGTGTTCTTTTGCGTATTCAGTGAGGAAAGGAGTAGATCCATAACCGCATCCCATCTCAACTATCTGTCCGGATGTTGCTTCAAGTGCTTCCCATAATAGCGGGCGATGGCTATCGTAGTTACTGGTTATCTGGATGAACTTTTCCTTTGTCATAAGCAATCGATTACCTTTTTACACTCTCCAAATACTGAAATCTCATTCTTTCCGGTCAAAGGCAAGTTATCAGTCAGCAATAAAAGCTGTTCTTTTGAGATAATATACTTCCACTCGTCTCTTATCTCTACAGGTTCACCTTTTGCTTTCTTATTACGAATGTAATTTATGAACGTGTTAGGGTTGTTCCCCCATGATATATTGCCTATCCGAATGATATTGTATGAAGGAAAGTATTGTTTTACTAAATCCTCCATTTCTAACTTATGCTTTGTGTATCTGCTGACCTTGAAGTTTATTGAAAGAGTACTGAAATAGAAACAGCATTTTATACCAAAAGATAATGATGCAATAGCATTAAAACGTAGCAGTCCTATTTCTCTTTGAAATTCAAGTTCGTCGGTACAGTTACTATTACTTACACCAGATGCAAAGATTAAAGCCCCTGTACGGTCATTTAGTACGCTTGCGATATCTCCATTGCCTACGATCACAGAGACTCAACTTTAAATTCATGCCATTTATCTACAAGCTCATCATACCATGATTTAATTATTTCTTTATTCGCGTCAGTATCAAAGGCACAAAAGAAATGCACTGGCTTTTCCGTATCACACAGAAACACCTCAAATCCCCACGGAAACGCATAGCCTTGAACAGTTAAAACTCTAGGTTCCTTAATAGCGTTGATTCTACTTAGGTCAATGATTGTGTTGCTTTTAGTTTTGTATAGTGAATTCATGACTGAAGTATAAACAGTGAGTCCCAATAGTTAAAACCCATTCCGTGCTGACTTGTTTTATCATGCTTTACCGGAAAGTATCCGAGTGATAACAACTTATCTTCCATTTCTTTTACCTGAGCATCACCGTATATTTTAGTGTGAAGATGAAATTCGCACGAGATTTGCTTTGCTGGTGCTTCAGTGAGTGACATGATTACTTCGTATTCGCTGCCCTCTATGTCCATCTTTATAAGATCCCAGAAATCAACATCCACATCTTTGGAAAACCGTTCAATCGTCAACATTAGAATATCATAGCCTTCAACTTTTTGTGTCGCTTGTGGATCTGATCCTTTTCTTATTGAGCATCGTCCAACTTTAGATCCAATACCAACTTGAAAATATCCCTCCGGTCCTAAGTAGTCTATATCAACAGCGTATACATCATGGCCCATAGTTCTCAACGCACCTGTAAATAAGAATCCACGGCACCCCAAATCAAGAATTTTAGCTTTTTCTGGAAGAAGTGTTTCTTCTATGGTATGCTCTGCGATTGTGATCATGTTACTTTTATTTTCTGTTCGTGATACTTCAATACCTTAAACCAACATGACCGACAAAGCATGTGTAATCTGATCGCGTGATTATGGTTATACTCCTCGAAAGCTTGATTCCATAATTCAGTCTTTTGACTAAACGTTTTCTTTAGCATTTCAATTTCTTCGACTGTCATTTGAAATGCATTTTTTGAACTATCCCTCCCTTCTCCCAATTATACCTCGTTGCTCCGGTGAATGGCTTGCTTCCAGCCTCGTAAAGGAACAGGCTCATCATTGTTTCATCTGATCTATGCCCTTGCAGTTGTTCACCACATTGCTCTACCATGTTTCCGAATAAACCTTTCTGCTCTGATTCCATCCACCTACCGAAGATATATTCACAGCCTGGAATATCAAAGTCAAAGTAATAAAGAGATCCGCCAACCAGGTGTTTATCTTTTATGTATTGCCTATCCTTTCCGATGTAGCGAAGCGCTTTGTCTGAACAAAAGCCGGTAAGTTTGTTGTCATCCTGTACAGCTAAAACACCTTTATGATCTGCAGTGTGCTGGTCATAGTATTCCAGTTTATCCTGAATGACACAAGTGCAATCGATGAAGAATATTTTCTTGTATCCTTGATTCCTGGCTATCTGAATAGCATGAGGTTTGAACCCGTAGAGAGATTCATTAAATGGCCTGGCTCCATCTGGCATACGGTCAACCCATTCGAATAAACGAACGTCAGGATTTGTCGCCTGAAGAGTTTCTTTCATTCGGCCTAACCGCCACACGTACTTTTCTCCGAAGGCTACGGAGGTAACTGCTATTTCATTCATTATTTGTTGATTTTTTTAACGCTCCTTCACCATAAGTACCAACACCATCAATTACATATATGTAACAGGAGCCACCTAGTGCCAACTGGCTTATGTCAATTGATCTGTCGATTATTTTACCTATATGATTTGGGTATTTATCCGATCGATAGACACCTACCAATTCAACTATTTCGCCAATTTCAAATTGCCATTGCATAGCTTCCTAAATTCTTTTACGTAGTTGATCCACCATTTAAAATCCTCATTAGGAAAAACAGTGTGTAACATTTCGATAGTCTTTTTAAACTTTGCGTCATCGTTCTGAATGCTATGGAACATGTGGCAATCTACAAATTCTTTGTGGTCTAACGTCCAGTTCGACCGGTCAACTCTCCCAATGGGATATCCGGTTCTATTATCGGTACCCCTATCAATTCGTGTAGGCACATGCTTTGAATCGTTTATACGCTTTGTAATCAAATCCTGGTCAGTAACCCATCGATTTGTCTTATCATTGCTTTTTGCTTGTGGTAGCCTGTCAAGATCGTATTTAATATACCCATTATAATCATCATGCGAAAGGTGCATTATTTCAGACCACACAACAGAAGGAGCCCCAATATAACATATTGGATAGTGATAGTCTGTAAGATCGCGGCCGTAAACTGTAAGCTTGTCCATTTCAGGCTTCCAGTAGTCTGAAATGGGAAGCATGTCTATATCTCCGGTCATTACGTAGCCATCTACAATACAAGATCCGTAAAGTCTGGATACTTGGGTGATCGTATCTGATTGATATCCTTGTATTGACAATGGTAAAACATTCATACCGCCAAGTACTAAAATTTCAAAATCTGAAGGATTGTTCCATGTTTCTGAATTATAGAATATAATTGGTTCCCATCCAAAGTATTTCCATGCCCAAACTGTTAGTGGAACATGGAATAGGTAATCCGGGTTATCGTTTACTGAAAGTACTATGTATTTTTTCATGCTGCTTTTATTTCTTGTGGTGTAATCCTCATAGTCTATTTCAACCTGATATCTCTTCCCAGTTTTAATCACTATAACCCAATCACCGTTATCGAATATTCCTCTCATTGCTTCGTTATTACAGCAGTCTGCCAGTCTTCGTGCCCAGGTTCCTTGTAAATAGTTATCGGCATTCCTTCAATCAACTTATCAGTTAGCGGCCAGTGCTCAAGGTCTGCGCTTTTCTGATGGAAATTGTCAATGATTAGATAACCGCCATGTTTTAGTTTTTGTAGCGCGTACTTGGTGCATTTGTCCCGATGGATTCCGTCTATAACAATTATATCAAAAGAATCAACAAATCTCATTATCGATATACCAGAATAGGATTCTTCGGTCAAAGCAACCATATAGTATGCCCCGCGTTGCTTAGGAACATATGCGAGATTATGATCTACTCCGCATGTAATTGCGGATTTCTGTATAAACCACTCGCTAGAGTCACCTAATCCGTATTCAAATACGTATTTGCCTTTCAGATCAATCGTACTCAACCACTCCAAACATGGTGAAGTATACCACGGCATTATCAGTCCGTTGCTAGGATCAATACGCCTGCCTCCTTCTAGTTTCTCGCCTAACATATCATTTTAATCTGGTTCACAATCAAGACAATGACCGATGATAAAGTCAGCCATGCAATAAATTGCAAATTGTTCTACCGTTCACATTCAATATCCGATTTTTCGGATACAGGGAATAAAGACTTTATCCACTTTACTAACGAGCCCAATAGCATATATCTGAATGTTCTTTTTCAAATTCACTATAATCTGTTTTGTCGAAGCGTTTGAAGAAACGTAGAACCTCCATGTCAACCACTCCAGCAGATCCGATGTGTCTGCAAGTTAAATTGCTTTCCCATAGTTTTGGGTCAACGCCTAATATTTGATTACTTACTGATGTCCTTAATATCTTCACTTTCTCGCTACAGCCCTGAAAAAAATGACCAATCATGTTGTCTTTTGCTTTAGGGTAAATGTCAGCCATTAATAGTTGTTGATCGCTTCCTCGCTGAGTTAAATTCCATCGCTTAGTCATATAATCCAGTGATTTCCATTGTGGGAATAGCTGCCTGAATATATCAGTCCTAAAACCAATCATTCCACCCATCATAGGTAAACTGTGAGCCTGATTATCCGTAATACTATGAAAGCCTAATCCAGAATCTATCCACTCCTGCACAGCCTGAGCTTCTTTATAAGTGGTTATTGCATCAGCATCTCGGCATATAACATGAGTTATCCCAACGCTTTCAGACATTATAACTGGGTACATTCTTTCTAGCATTGACCGACATAAAACAGCATCTTCGTGCAGATCAACCCAAACTCCGTTGGCTTTTAGATTTAAGAAGAAACTATTGTATTCGCTGTTTTGTATTGATCTTGAAATGGTTACATACATTTTCCAGCCTGGGTAAATAAGATTGTTCATTCTCCAGTTAAAATAAATTCCACGGAGATAAGACATGAACTCAAACTTTTCACATGGTGCACTGAAAATCGAATACGCGATTACTTTCATTTGTAGACCTTTATATTAAGCTTTGCGCGTAGCTCTTCCCATGTAATGCCTTGCTCTTTCATTTGCTTACGCTCGATGAATGTAGGTTGGTTCAAATCAGATATTAGTTTAGCTCGTCTATCGGATAACTCCTTTTCGGTTGGTGCTTTCATTTGTAATAGTAGTAAAGTATATCTGAAATAGAATGCATGGTTTTTACGACTCCAGATTTATGTATTTGCTCTGCCCATGTCATGTCTTCCCCAAAGTTCTTGTTTTGGAAACTGAAGTCTTTAACAAGATCCAATCGCCAAAAGTTAAGATGGTTTGGGAATCTGTGGTATTTCTCCTTATCCTCCCATGCATGAGTACATCCTAAGTAATGATGGAATGGCTTTATGAATTTTCCTTTCTCGTAGTAATGGCCCCATAGTTCTCCACAATCCAATCCGATATCCATTGTTTCAATACCTCTCTGGATGTATGTAGGCCCTGGCATATCATCATCATCGAAGAAGGAAATGTAATATGCATTGTTTTCTATCGCCGCCTGAACAAGCTTATTGCGCTTTGCTCCTGTTGTTTCCTGTCTCTGATCTTCTGCTATGAGCAGTATTACTTCTTTATCTATGCGCTGCTTATCCAGTTCTGAAACAAGCCTGTTAAGAAGCTGCTGGCGCTCTGTGAGTGTTGGGATTAGGATAGCGAGTAGTGGTTTCATGATGAGTATCCTTTCCAAAAGGCATGTGCTTCAGCCTTTGTTTTTACAACCATAAATATTGATTCACATATAGGATCAAGAAGAGGTAATAATTTAGGGTTCTTTTCTTCCATCTCTTTCTTGACCTGGTTTTTAAACTCTTCTTTTCTTTATCGCTCATCTTCTTCCTTTGTATTTATCGAATGGAGTAGGCCCTGGATTGTTAACGAAAAAGTTCTTATTCAGTCTTTCGAAATAAGTTGCAGTGTCCTGCTTTTGAAACTTCTCATTCTCCACATACAATTGATCGCTCTTCACTCCTTTTACATTTGCCGGGTGAACGTGTTTGTAAAGTAGATCAGGAAAGTAATGGTAACGTTTCAGCGTCTGCGCCACGTACATGGCTTCAGCGTCACAACTTAATGACCGGTAACATGGAGCATATATGTAAAAGAAGCGTTCGTAATATTCTCGGCCCATGATTGACATCGTGGCAAGCTTTGGACCCTGGAATCCATCATTAAAGTTTGCAAAGAAATCCAGCGAATTCGGCCAAACGCTTTTTATCTTCTCAATCATTATCTGATCCCAGCCTTTCACAATGAATTGCATGTCGTCCGACATATTTACCAGCCAGTCCCAGCCTGATAAAGGAATGTTAGCATTAATCGCTCCTATCTTTCCTCCAAAGTTGTCATTGATATAAAACTGAGTGTTTGGAAATCCTGAGTTATTAGCAATGGTGATCATGTCTTGATCGTCGCTGTCTATACTTACAATGATTTGAAAGTCTCGAGTAACGGTGGATAAAATGTTGTCCATTGCCTGGATGAATTTGCCGGGGCGGTGTCTACTAGCGTATTTTATCAGGAGGCGCATACATTTAATTTATCTGCTAAAGATCGATAAAAATCAAAGCTTTCCGAATCCACATGCGCTGCCAACCACTTCATTTCAGGATCTTTATTTCTCATAACGAATTGATGCCCTTTCCCTCCGCAAAGACCCATACCTGTTTTTATTCCTACAGCACCGGTATCAGTGAATATCCTTTTCTTATGCCTGGCGTATTTCCATATATCGATATCAAGGAAAGGTTTTGAGTCGTCCGGCCAATCGAAATTGTTCAGTGCAGATATTTTGAATCCTGTAGTGAAAAGGCTTGACCTGTATTGGTGATCAAATCGGTTATAGGTGAGGTTTCGAAGATTGTAGTACCAGGAGCATTCTTGACCGAAGAAGTCGTATTGCTCAAAGAATGGTTCATATCGATAGAAATAATCGAATGGATAGAAATCGTCGTTCTCAATTACGAAACATAAATCAAACCCTTCAGCTTCAGCTTGCTTTACACCGTCATAGATTCGAGAAACCAAATCAAAGCCTGATCCTACCGGAGAGTTATTCATGTGGAATATCCTATCAGGCTTTAATGTCATTCTTTCCAGTTGCCGGAAGCAGAAGGACGTTAGTTTGGGCCGGTCATTTCTATCAGGAATAATGGCCGCAAATCTCATTCGGGTATCAATTCAACTCCATCGCTCATATCTGTAAATAACCTCATTGGTTGAAACTTCTGACCGAAAGTTAAGCGCGAATAATATATTTTACCGGTTTTATTGATCTGCTTTATTTCATCCTCAGTGAGTTCATAACATGCAATTATCTCACCTTCCGGACCGGGCACCTGCATTGCATGTATCACGCTATACTCTGGTTGGCCCTTACCTATCTCAAGGTTGCATCCTGGAAACTTGACTGATTTCATATACCGGTAAAATTTGTTTCAATACTGTATTCTCATTTCCTATCCACACTTTAACTCCACAGTTTTCAAGCTGCTCAAATAGCATCTTATAGTAATCGAACTCTATACTAAAACTTCGCTTTCCTGGTGAATAGGTGTGATGGTTTGTCATATCGATGCCCCAAAGGATTATCTCTGTTGCACCTTCTCTTACAGCTAAAGTAATTGCTACAAACGGAGAAGTCTTTGAAGAGTAAATGCGGCCTTTTTTATATGTACCTACAAAGTTTCTAAGTCCAAGCAATTCAGCCTCAGGAAACCACTTCTTCCAGTTGTTATTATGGCAGAAGAACCGTTTAGGCTTGCTGTCGGTGATCACCTTTAACCGGTCTGTGTATTTATTGTCTAAGCGGGGATGGAATTTAAAAGGAGAATTAACCACAACCAGGTAATCAGTAGGATGACCGAATTTCCAAGCATCATTTACTCCGATAGAATGACCTCTTGGTATCCAGTCCTTAGCGGTAGAGCCACAGCCTATGATACTATATGTGTTCATTTTATTGTATCGTTTACTTTTCTGCTTTTGCAGAAAGCTAGAGCCATACCTTCATAAAATGTTTCTATTCTTCCAGAAGAATCAATGACCGTTAAAACATGGTGAGAATTTAATCCATGTTCCTCGAAGGATATTGCTATAATCCTTACGGGTGATTTCATTTCTGATAGAATATCACTTTCGCTTTTATAGCTCCTTTCATTGCAACTGAAAATGAGAAGCAGGACAAATAAATATTTCATTTCTTACAGTCCTCCAGGATTAGAAACCTTTAAGAAAATTCGCTGCTTTAATCCTCAAACTGAGCAACCACATTTTAAACTGCATCTTCCAGATTTGACGTTTAGCTTTCCTAGAATCTACTTTGATCTGAATGTTAATAGTTGATGCTGCCATAAAGGTTTTATTTTTTACAGTCTTCTAAAATTAGGTTTCTGATGTATTCGGATTCGGTAACACTTTGTTTTGCAGCCTTATTGTACATGCACTTGTACTCGGAAGGCTTCATTCTGAACTGTACCCGTCTTGTTCTACGCTCTGCCATATTGTTATTTCCTGTGGGCCGGTACTCCTCCTATTCCTACTGCAAGGTCTCATTACGGATAGGCCTTCCCGGCTTATTTTGTCCTCTCCCCTTACAGGCTCGGGGCATGACAACATTGAATAAATTCCCCTATCAACGGTTTTCGGAGCGACCTCTGCCGAAGGACTAAGCAACTGCCCAGTAGGTATTATTACTCAAAATTGTCGGTACGAATGTACGTACAGCATACTGGCAAAACAACTATTCCTCCCTGTATTTGTCTGGGTTCTTGATGAAATCAGAATAGAATGTTCCAATCATGTAACGCACGTTGTCAAAGAAGTGCCTACCCTCATCTTTTGTCTTTATTAATTCGCCCTGGCCGTCTACTTGAGCATAGACACAATCATTTATAGTCTTTTTGCATCCCGCCGTAATTCTGAATTGCGCATGCTGAAGAACCGAACAGCATAAATTACGGGAATCTTTATGTGCCAGGTTTGCAGATCTGACTAATAGGTTTCTATCCTGCAATTCAAGATCCTGTTTGATTTGTGTGTAAGCATTAATATTCCCCCGCTTTACTTTCTCCCGGTTGCGCCCGGTTGCATCGCCTGTAACGTCAATAAAGCCGAGCCAGTGCATGTATTTGACTTTAATGATCTCGTTTATTTCCTCCACAGATCCTGTTTTTACTTCAATTTCATCGAAAATAGTCCCTATCCATCCATCTAACTGGCCGACTAGGGCCGTCATTGGCTCAACGTTGAAATCGTATGAGATCAGTATGGGGAGATGTGGATTTGGTTCGTATTCCGGAATTATATGCTTCCCAAGTGAGAAATTATAGAAATATGGCTTATCTACCGCGAAAGCTGACCAATCGCCGTCAATCATCCTTGCCTTTGTTAGCGGGTCCAGGTGGGCCGTTACATTGTGCATGTAGAACTCATCATTGAACAGTGCTGGGTTGTCGCTTATCTTAGCGGGCTCGTAAAACCAATCCTTTGGAAGGGTTCCTACATTGTACCGATCGTAGATCTGTTCCTTTGGCCAGGTCAGAGTTGGATTTACATTGCAAATGATCAGCGGGCGTGGCATTTTGTCGATTAGATGCCTTCCAGCGCGGACAAAGCAGATATCCAATAGCCCTTTCTGCAGCTCTTCAATCTGTTCAAGCAGGAATCCATTAACTTCCAATCCCTTGAAACGGTCAAAATCCTTATCATCCTCCCAGTTTTCAGCCATGAACAATATTTGGCTGTCATTGTTGAAGGTGTAAACCTGGTCTTGCTGATTGTATGACTTTACGAAATTGGTTGGGACTATCTTTTTAAAGCTTTCAAGTGTGGTTCGCTTCAAAGTAGGGACTGATTCACGGATAACACACCATTTAGATTTTGGATAGGCTTTGCAGAGCAATAGAAGCGTGGCCAGGCAAACATAAGTCTTGCCGCCACCCATTGCACCACCATAGCATAGAAGCGAGTATAGACCCGAGAAAACAGCTTCTATAAACTCCTGCTGTTTTGGGTAAGGTTTGAAGAAAACGCGCTCAGAATTCAATTTTTTGCCCGCCTATTTCCATGATCTGTTTTTCAGGTAAAAGCAGTCTAAGCTTCTCAGGCTCATTGTAGCCTAACATCTTAGAAATGCTTTCCAGGGCTTTTAATTTATCGAAAAGCTTGATTTTAATATAATCTACCTGAACTGGTACTTGTTCCTCAGTTTCAGGGTCATATTTGGATTCCATCCTGGTTTGAGTCTCAATCTGGCAGATAGCCGCTTTTTGTTCTGCTGTCAACTTCTCAAATTCCTTGCGCTCCACCCAGGTATTATGCAGGTCGGCTATTGAGCTATAGGCGATCTTTTCGTACTCACGTAATACCCGTAGTCGGCTTATTCCGGCTGTTTTTTCAAGATCTGTCTGAATTTCTTTGATGTAAGCCTGTATTTCAGGTTTCTTAAGGTTTTCTGATCCGATAGATCCAGCTGTATCCTTGCTATATCCCGCTGCCTTAGCGGCTCTTGTGGCGTTCCAATCAAATATGTATTCCTCGCAGAATCTCTTTTGTTTCTCTGTAAGGTCTATGGGTTTTGATTCCTCCATAGATTCAAATGTAACTAAAATATTAGTTATAAAAAAGGAGAAGCCGCCCCCGGGAAGAGACGACTTCTGTAATCCCCACTAGCTATATAAAATTACTGAAAAACTGTTCAATTAATACGCTTTAATACCATTATTTGAGTCTCCTGTACGGGCTCCCCGTATGGTCCGAATTCCTCAATTACCTTAGTTTCAAAGAATGGTTCCATGGCTTTAAATATGGAATGCTTCTGTTCCTCGGCAGCCCTGCGCTTCATGTGCTCCATCATCTGCTTGTCGTTACGATCCATCCAGTGCCTGAATACGACAGACTGGGAACGTATCGTTTCAACGTGGTATTTTGCCTCAGTTACCCTCATTTCAACGTATTCCGTTGGATCTTCCATCAAGAACTCAGGAAACTGATTGTACTGAGGGAAGGCCATTACCTCTACGTATTTCTGCTTACGCGATACCTGGATTCGCATGCGCTGACGGGATAACCAGTATCCTGCGTAAATCACAAAGGTGATCACCGCAACGATGAAGAACAAAAGGAATAGTATGTAGTAAGTCATGGTTTTTCAGGGAATAGTCCTTTAATGAACTCTGTTTTGTCAGGGTATTCGTCTTCCGGGCCTCCCATAATTTTGGTGTGCATTGATCCTTCGGATACGTCCCAGGCTAAAGAGGCTATCTCTTTCATAGCGGATAAAATCCTGTCCTTATGAGCACCGTATATTTTAACTCCATGCTTGTCCAGTATGTCTTCTGCTGTCTCGGGGGTCATGGTTTTACCTGTTTTAGTTTGTTGTGCTTGCAAACGTGACTGATCACCTTTTTATAAAGCTTTTGCCTAGCCTTTTCAATTGCACCGTCAGGAAGAAGGCCAGCCAATGAAACGCTTACAAGGGATTCAGATACCTTTTGTAAATATCTAACCTCTTTATGATCAAAGGAAAAACCCTGTGCTTCTAGTTGGTTTGCGATAGGGTCAGACAGTGCTCCAAAGTGTAGGCCAATTGTTTTGTTCATAGTTCATCTTTAGGACAATACGGGGGACAGGGGAGGCCGTCTGAGGCGGCTACTTGTAGGGCTGTGTAACCTAGTTTATAGCAGGCCATCGCGTACCACTCAAATACTCTGTTAAGTTCTCCCGATGGGGAATAATTGAATATTTCCTGTGCTGTAATGTCAGGGGATAATATCTGAGCCTTTACTATATGTTCACACATATCTTTCATTGAAAGGCCCTTTTCTGAGGCGGCAAGTTGTTCGGTATTTCCGGACAACTCTCCGGTTTTTCCGGTAGGTTCGATTTGATTTGGTACATTTTCTTTCATCCATTCCTGTTTTGTTTTTGGAATATAAGGTCCGGCGTTCCATGGATTAGGATCCCATAAGTAACTTTCACGATCTTTGCTTGCATCCCAAGCCTGGGATAAGAGTTCTTTAAAAGAGAGATACCCTTTCGGGATTAGTTCATACCGTTCAGAAAGGAATTCGAGAATCTTTGAGTACGGCTGAATTTTGCCATCATTATGCTCTATGGCATCAGTTAGAGCGGTATCCCAATTTGATTTGTTGTCTTCTGTAGTCATGCACCTATTTTTTAAATAGTGTTTTTTAAGAGCTTCAGCCTCTTCTACTGTATAAACAGTTTCTCCGTGTTCATTTGTAGTCAAAGATTGTTTTCTTTTAATCAACACTGAAGCCATGCTTTCCCATAACGAACTTTAGATTAGCCCTTTTCATTCTAGGCGTTGAAAGCTTCATTGCCTCTTCCAAAAGATATAAGGCTCTGATGTCGTTGTCCTTTACAGGACCCTTTGTTTTAATGTCTATTCTCATAAATTTTCTTTAAGCCATTCCTGAAAATTAGTTCTCGTTATCCAATCTTCTCCGGTCCAGTCTTTACCACCACCTCCCGCCTCGAAAGCCTTCTCTATCCATTCTAGGCAGACTTTTTCAGCTACTTTCGATACCTCCAATTCAGCTATAGAGGTGCCAAATTGATTTGTATTAAGCACTGTGTTTACAGATGAATTTTTAATTGCCTGTAGTATCTGCTCCTGTAGTTTGGTCATGGGTTCGAATTTAGTTTTAAAAGTAACCCCCCGTAAGTACTCGACAAACAGGGGGAGATGTTCACCCTATCTCTTGTCTATCGGTAGCTTAGTCCATTTCATGTGGACTGAATCTACTTTCTGCTTAGTGTGCTTTAGCGTCCATTCTTTAGCTGAAAAGTCATAATAGCCTATTTCGAAGTCGTCCATGTCGCGGAATCCGTTGCGGTCGATCATTACGTAATCCGAATAGTCAGCTCCTTTACCTGAGCGCTCCGGAATGTCGTTCACTGAATAGAAGTTTGTGAAAACTAATCCGGATGGATTGTCGATCTGAGGTTTTCGCGGCTGAATCATCTCTTTCCAGTTCGGATTGTTTCTCCAATCAAAGTACTCCGCTTCGGATGTGTAGGATACATTGCCGTGGCGGTACAGGAGGTAATTACCGAAGTCGATCAGGTCTGCAAGTGCATTGTCCTTTTGAACGTAAGGGTCTGACTGGATTGGTCGTTTACACATTACGTGTGTCAGTGTTGATTCCGGGTACACCTCTTTGAACCATGCCTTAAATACATCATAGCATGCGTCATAATGATCATACGGACCCCTATCTCCTTTATCTGGATTTAGGGCTTTCTGATTCTCAGTGAAGCGTTGTACATCCTTGTCGGTAACCATTACCAACTGATTGTCGCTGTATTCGATCTTTCCAGTCTCGAACACAAATGAAGCTAAGAATAATAGCTTTTTCATATATGTGTTTGTTCAGTTTATCCGCTGTTCCCCGGTTTATTCTTTTATACCAGGTCTTTTACCTTGTATTTAGAGATCTTTGCCATCCCTCTTTCAATGTACTCTGTAAGGGATATTTCACGTCTTTTGGCCTGCTCACGTAAATGCTGGTGAAACTCAGGCTTAAATTTAAAGGTATATAGCTTTTTGTTTGCCATGGCTCAAATGTAGGCATAAATACGTATATTCAAAAGGCTATACAAAAAATAAAATATTTTCTTTAAAAGACTTGACATGGTATATACGTTCTATTACCTTTACTTCATAATCACACAGAAACACTATCGCATATGAAAATGAGAAAATTGGTTTGTACACATAAATACAGAAGGCATAACAGAGAGGGGGTCCCTGTTACGGTCGGCCCAGCATTCAATAGTATTGTACAACCTGTTGCTCAGACGTTAACGCATTGGTTTTTCAAAGAATATCCAGATGTCCCTTTTGATAAGGAGAACTTTGTAGATCTGATTAATGACTTCGATCTTATGTCCTACACCAACAAACTTTCTTAAACAACTGGAATCATGAACTACCTAGACAAAGTAATAAACCTACTGGTAACCGGAAAGATAGACTACCGCACTAGTATTAGGCTTAGAATGCAACTTGCCTTTGCAACTAGATACACGAACGCTGTTAAGGAAATTAAAGAACTCAGCAAATGAAAATATACTTAACAGAATCCGAAGTTATAGAACTGGCCTATGATGCCCTTGACATGAACTGCCCTGATCCGGACAAAGTGCATAGTATTGCTGAAAGGATGGACATGGTATATGATGAATACCTTGACATGTTTGAAGATGTGGAGGAAGTTTCACTTAGGAAATTAAGGAACAGAGTATGAATATCCACGCACGAATGACAAAGAAGCAAGTAAAGGACTTAAAAGCAGTAAGTATAAAAGATAAACAAACTTCACTATGAAAACATCACATACACCAGGACCGTGGAATAAGAATTCTGGTAATGGTTGGATTAATGCTAGCGGTTATCGAGAAATCAGAGTTAATGGCAAAACTACTAAAGAACATCGTCACATAATGGAGCAACATTTAGGACGCAAATTATTGGCTACTGAATTAGTCCATCATAAGAACGGGATCAAGACAGATAATCGAATTGAGAATTTGGAAATTCAGGAATGGGACGAACATACTATTGAACATCACAAAGGCTCAACGCGCAGCGAATATACAAAGCAAACCATGAAAGTTCTAGCCAATTTCAGAGAAGAAAATAAGTCCCTAAAATCCATTAATATGGAATTACTGGAAGCGCTTAAAAAAGCTCAACGCTTGTTAAGTATGGCGCTTACAGAAACTTACCGTAAAGAGATCGAACGATTCTTGAGTGGTGGGTATGCTGAAGCCGTACAAAATGCCTGCCTTAAAGATTCTTTAGGTATTGATGCAGCAATTAAAAAAGCAACTGAATGAACTACTTCGATCTTTCAATCGACCAGAAAATAAACTGCAAGGGTAACGCCCGCATTCTTTACACTGGATACAATCAAAAGTGGATCAGTGGATTTGAAGGGGCCGAAACTATCCTGATACTGAAACGTATCTCCCGCCGCGATGCGGAGATCTTCACCCCTAACATGTTGTTGAATAAAAACACTGTACGGATATGATATACAAATACACAGTGCTGACTTTTGGCCCGCTGCCTGTCGGCGGCTCCCCTCAGCTTAATATAACAAAATTCCCCTGGCTATCCGATGCTGTTAGATTCGCTCTACGACATAACGGAGAGATTACTACACCTTTTAATTGTCCTTAAACTATAAAAACTATGGGAAGAGAATTAAGAAAAGTGCCAGCAAATTGGGAACATCCGAAGAAAAACGACGGCAGCTATCAACCAATGTTTGATCGGTATTATTTGGATGAGCTTAATTTATGGCTTGCTGATCACAATAAGTGGCAAGACGGAACACACATGGATCTTCAAAATGACCCATCTTTAAAAGAAAAGTATCCTTTCTGGGCCATGTATGGAGGTGATCCACCGGACGTTTCGTATTACCATACAAGAAAATATTCGGATGATGAGTTGACACATATCCAGTTATACGAGACAACTTCAGAAGGTACTCCGAAAAGCCCTGTATTCCACACCTCACAATTTGATGAGCTTTGCAAATATGCGGCAGAACATTGCACAACATTCGCCACATACAAGGCTACAAAAGAGCAGTGGAAACAAATGCTATCCGATGGCCTAGTATTTCACCAGCAAGGAAACGCAATCTTTTTATAGTCTGATGGAAACAATAGCAAAGACAACCGAAGAACGTACAGGGCTAGGGCATCAGCTTCAATCAGATCGCCGCACCGTAGATTCCTGTAAGGATTCACTCGATGAAGCGTTCTTCATGTTACGCAAACTGAAAGGCACGGAAATTGAAACCTTGCGTACAAAGATTGCAGCGGCTATGTGGGACTGCACAACAATTTCCCATTCAATGGAAGAAGCATACAACCAAAACGACTAAACCGTTATGAACCTCACACAGGAATTAAAGTCATCAATAGCCCTCGTATCTCATAGGAAAGGACTGGAGAGAGCTGAAGCGCTCCTTTCTCTCTATGAGAAAGCCTGTAAGATAGTCGATATTAGGCAACATCAATCTGACCAATTTTATGATTATGGCCATTACGAAACTTCTGCAAAATGGCAAGATAAAGCAGGCTCTGCAAGAAGAGCCAGCGAAAGAATAGCCCTGGCTTATCATAACCAGATAGCTGAAATACTTCAAACACCTCTAAGATGCAACCGATGAAACCACAGAGATTTGAAATAGGCCAGGCCGTAACTATGAAGAATCCATTGAACTGGCTGGTTTTAGATGGGCCTTCGGCTGGGTCTCTTGCTTTATTCGGTAAAATATATCACGTTAAGGAGTACACTAGTTATCATTCACAATACAGATGGCTTATATCATTTGAAGAATTGCACCCAGAAGATGAGTTTGAAGAAAATGAATTCGTTCCTGTAATCTCAGATGCAATTCTCGAATCAGAACTATCCTCTATAAATCAAACGATTAATGTATAGTGATTGCCTCTTTCTGTAAAACTCATTATATTAAACTGAAACCGATATACGGATATGGAAAAAAAAGCGAAGATTACACGAACAGTATTTAAGAACGAATGGGCTGGTACTAACGGCACCGTATACTACCACGACATCGAACTGGACAACGGAGATAAAGGCTCCATAGGCAGCAAAGAAAAAATGCCTACCAAACTAAATCCAGGAACAGAACTCACTTACACCATTGAAGGCAACAAGATAAAAGCAGTGTCCGCGCCTGTCGGTGGTGGCTTTCAAGGTGGCGGTGGTGGCAAGAGAGGCCCTGATCCTAAAGTACAGATTGTAGGATTCGCAATGTCCTACACTAAGGATTTAATCATAGGCGGCAAAGTTGACATTAAACACTTGCCTGAAATGTTCGAAAAGATTCACGGATTAATGGCAGCTAAAGTATGAACGAACTACCAAACACAGCCTTTGGTGTAATCAGATTACTACCAGAGACGAAAGACGAAATAAAACGATTTGGTGATCAGCTTATACGCTCCGTTCAGGATGGAGAGATAAATCCCCTGCAACTGAAAGCCATGTTAAAGGCTATTGAAATAATGTCAAAGAACGTAACGGATGCCATAGATGAAAACGTGCTCCGTGAAGCAGAAAGATACGCAGAAAAAAGATTTTCCGCATACGGATTTTCAATCGAAAAAGCTGAAAATGGAGTGAAGTATGATTATCTTAGCTGTGGTGATCCTGAGTATAACGAACGGCATAACGCCTTCGAAACAGCAAAACAGAGATTGGAAGATAGGGCGAAATTCTTAAAGGCCCTGAAAGAACCTCAACCCATAGTGCATCAGCCTACAGGGGAAGTGACGACAATAAGACCTCCTACTAAAACCGGTAAAGAAGGATTGAAGTTTACATTGCAATAGAAATGGACGACAAGATAGAACGCGATTTAAAGGCTATTAGAGCCGTCGTAGATACAGACACTACAGGAGCCGACATAGATTCAGTCGTTGAATGTGGCAAGAAATTAGCGGCTATGTGTGGGCTTTCTGCTCAGTGTATGGGCGCTGCTAAAAAGAGATTGGAAGCCGCCAGGTTAAAAACCATCAGCGAACTAATAGAACGTAAGCTATCACCTTCTGTAATGAACAAAATGGTAGACGCTATGTGTGGTGAGCAACTGGCCCTCTACGATTATGCAGACCGGCTAAACGCTGCCATCACTCATCAGCTTGACTATTACCGTTCGTGCATCAGTTTATACAAATGCGAAGTTGAAAATAGCTTAAAATAGAATTATGTGGAAGCGTGTTAAAGGCTTTGAAGATAGTTACGAGGTATCATCTGATGGATGTGTTCGCACTATTGATCGTATTTGCGGGAAAAGACCAGGATTGCTAAAATCCAAAATTTTAAAACAATTTGATAGTCGCGGATATAGATTTGTAATTTTATCTAAGAATGGATCTAAAAAAAATTGTTATGTTCATCGCTTAGTCGCTCAATGTTTTATACCAAACCCTGAAAATAAACCTCAGGTCAATCATAAAAATGGGGTCAAGTCAGATAATGTATTGACAAATCTTGAATGGTCTACAATACAAGATAACCATTTGCATTCCTATCGTGAATTGAACCGACATCGTCCGAATCAAAAAGGAGATAGAAATACAAATTCCAAATTAACACGCAATCAGGTAAATGATATAATCAATAGATATAAATCTAAAAAAAGTACTGCAATTCAACTTGCTAAAGAATTCAGTATAAATAAAAATTATGTGTATCAACTATCTAATGGCAAGACATGGAAAACCGAACTTGAAAACAGCTTAAAGTAATGAAACCCTTATTAATCTCCTTCCGCCTCTATCTAGCTGAGTGGCTACTAGGTAAGGTGTACGATATAGCTCCTAAATGTAAAGAAGGAGAAGGAATAAAATTACACGTAGCTAACTACTTCCAGATTAAAGATAAACAGCAATGGAACAGAAACGTATTATAAAGTTCAGAGTTTGGGACAAGGTAGCAAAGCGTATGTCCCCGGAGTTTCACTTGTTCGGTGAGTTCATGTTAATGGGAGGCATAGACTCATGGTTATATGAATCAGGAATTAAAGGTAAGGACTCACTGGAAAGGCTAAACGATCTAGTAGAATTGCGGTCAACGGGAATACACGATAAGAACAAAGTTGAAATATTTGAAGGTGACATATTAGAATTCGCAGATAAATGGGAGTGGTATAGAGGATCATATGGGATAAAAATGCTAGCTGCAAATGAAGAAAGAAGAAAAGAATTGCAGCGTCAATATGATTTAGAACCAATGGAGAGACGCGAGGTGTCAATCCCTGAATCTTATGAATGGTTGCTTAGTAGCGAAATCAAAACATATTGGCAAGTAATCGGTAACGTATACAGCACCCCTAACCTATTGGAGAAATGAAAACAGATAATGAATTGATCGCTGAATTCATGGGATCAACATATATCAAAGATGGCACAATGCGCTACTGGATTATAGATGGCCGGAATCATTCGACACTACACTATGAAACATCATGGGACTGGCTCATGCCCGTTGTGGAGAAGATAAAGTTGAGTTATGATGTTTCAATACGTTTTTATTCAGGTGATTGTACATGCTACATAAACAAGCAAACATTGGAGGGCATAGAGATTTCCAGCTTCGGCAATTTCGAACCATCAATTATGAATGTATATAAGGCTGTTGTTAAATTCATCAAATGGTATAACTCACAAAAGTTATGATCATAGGTGATTGCTCATGTGGACGAAGGTGCCGTGCTGGATCAACTCAGTGTGCAACGTGTGAGGCTGAGGATAGGAAACTATCTAGGAACGCTTTAAAATTAAAGGTGGTGAAGCCTGTTAAAAAAGTGACAGCTAAACGCGCAGGACAGTTGCAGGAGTACGCGAAGCTCAGAAAAGAATACATGGCTTTATATCCGGTTTGTGAAGTACCTGAATGCAATGAACGATCTGTCGAACTACACCATCAGAAAGGCAGGGAAAACGATATGCTTTTAGACACTAACTACTTCTTTGCCTGCTGTAAGAAACATCATGATGAATTCACAGAGCACAGCAAAGAAGCTAAAGAAAACGGTTATTCAGTGCTGAGAACAGCTAAATAAAATGAGATGTCACTGGGCGCATGAAGGAGGCAAAAGGTTCTGGATACCTGGATGCATGTGGGCGGTGAACAATCCTGAGCATGATGGACAGTGCTACTGCCGAATAGATGAAAAGAAACTGCAACAAAAGTGGAAGGAAAACGACCCGGAGTTTAAAGCCAGAATTGAGAACAAGGCACTTTGGAAAGAGAACGCAAGGCTCAACAGGATAATTCAAAAACTAACTAGTAAGCAGGACAGCTAAACAATGAACGCATGACAAACAATAAATCCCGTATTGTATTTGACATTTCTGGATGGCAGTTAATGGGACTATTCTTTATAGCCATAGGACTTTGGTTCTTGTCTCTTCTGGCTATGAGTGCTTATATTTACTAGTTCATCTGGTGAGTAACGAAGAACTATACTCCCGCTACCGTGTAAGCTTACGTGGGATACTAAGAGCAAAAAAAAAGATAAAACGTCAGGTCGAAAACAATCTGGATGATCTTGATTTTTGCAGTATCCGTCATTACCGGATAGAGTTATTGAACGTAATAGCTTCTAACTTAAGATTGGTTTTAAGCGAAGTAGACGGTAGATATATAAACAAGCAGCAGAAATTAAACCCTGTCTTTTATAGATGGGATATGTAGGAAACTTATTAAACACTAGTTATATGAGAGATTTTAATCACACTTTAAATGTATTAGTAAAGGCTTATTTAAACGACACTCTTCAACACGGAAGATGCACGGCTTGTGCCGTCGGTAACATGATTTGTGATTCTCTGAATATAGAGACATACAAGACCGAAGACGGTAACATACATTGGAAAAATAATATATTCTATTGGGACGAGGTTGTATGTACCCGAATGGGTAATCAGAGAATTCACATGGATAATTATTTAGGCCAGGCTAAATATCAGATTGATTCAACCGGATATTCAGTAGAAGAGATTGCAAAAATAGAATTTGCCTTTGAGGCGCGTGTAAAATATGACGACTTTGGACAAGTTATTGGCGATAAAGATATAGCCATGTTCAAAGGTTTGATGGCAGTAGTTGACGTACTCGCAGACATTCATGGCATAGACCTTAAAGCTAAAGAAGAAGCTAAGGCGCTATTCGTAAAAGCATAGTGTAGCCCAGCACCGGAGAACGTAAAGCAGGACCGCGTTAAAGAGTCCTGCAACATTTGGAGAGGTGGCGAAATTGGTAGACGCACCGAAAGTCGGGGCCTTTTTTACTAAATTTGTCTTATGCGTGTATTAGTTGGTTGCGAAGAATCACAAGTAGTATGTAAAGCTTTCCGTGAGCGAGGACATGAAGCATACTCATGCGACTTACAGGAATGTTCTGGAGGGCATCCAGAATGGCATTTTGACTGTGACGTAATGGATTTACTACAAACAAGGGTTCGATTGTTCATTACCCAAAATGGAGACTATCATTCTATTGATAAGTGGGATTTAGGAATATTCCATCCGCCGTGTACATACTTCTCAAGAGCTGCCGGAAGATGGCTTTATAATCCTGATAGGCTTGTAAAAACAAAAGAGTCTTATGAATTCGTGAAGAATATTTGGAACTCAGGCATACCAAAAATAGCTATTGAGAATCCCCCCGGATGGCTTTGCACAAACTGGAAGAGGCCAAGTCAAAAAATACACCCCTGGTATTTCGGTGATCCGGAAATGAAAGAGACCTGCCTTTGGCTTAAGGGTCTGCCAAAACTTCAAGGATTGCGTACTGTAGCAGAGCGTCCAAAACTATACCATCCAAAACCAATTAGTTCACGAATGGGCAGTGATGGAAAAGTGAAAAACAAATACTTTGTATCGCGAATGACCAACGCAAAAGACAGATCTAAAACCTTTCCCGGCATAGCCCGCGCAATGGCTGAACAATGGGGCTAAATCTATATGTAAGTACAATTAAGTACTTCTCGGTATTTTACAAAGAATAAGGATATAATCGTTTGCGCTAAAGTATGGACGGTTGTATATTTGTTTATTCGCTCGCAAAATTATTTCTGGAAGGCTAATTTTGCGGGTAAGTTGTTTAGACTTCAGAAGCTAAACTTCCCGCCCGGTGCATCTTCCAGAGTGCCGGGCTTTTTTATTTTACACTTACTTGAAAGGAGTTCCTACTATGGCCAATCTAATCTTAAAGAACGGATCTTTCTACCGTGACGGCGAAAAAGTCCCCTTAGAATTCGGTAATAAGGAGCAGATTAAAATGCTCAAAAAGATTAAAGAGCTATCCGGTGACGGGGTTCTGGCTAAAGTTGATGAGGATGAATTAATATCGCTTGAATATGTGTGTTTATGTGGCACTCCGTTTCGAAAACAATATACCTATGATCAGTGGAATGAGTTTCAGCACGACAAATTTATATGCGCTGGATGTGATCTTAAATACTTCCTTGATGGCGAAGTGTTCAACCCCTTCGTAGTCGTTAAGCTTGACAAAAAGAAAGCATCAAGGAAAGAGGTGAGCAATGGCTAATATCACCGAACTTCTTGAATTGCCAAGACCCGCTAAACGGCCTCCCTATTCAGAACAGTTAAAAGATCCCCGATGGGAATGGGTTAGGTCAGAGATAATCCAAAGGGATGGATACTGCTGTAAAATATGCTTCAGGACAAGGGGCCTACAAGTTCATCACATGGAATATGTGGATGGTTGGCTGGCCTGGGAATACCCTTTCAATTATCTTATAACCCTCTGTGGCCGATGTCACGCGATAGAACACGGTATTATTGCGGATATAGACACCTTCCGGCAAATTGGCGAAAGTCGTCCAGTAAAAAGCATATACGAGATTATGTTAGAGATGGTTCAGGCTTCAATAAAAATGGCAGAAAACAGATCGCAATGGCAAAGGAAAGGACTTTAAAAGAAGGCCTCGAATTCTTCCCGCTGGACATCGATTACTTTGATGATAGTAAGATATTGCTGATCGAATCAAAGTTTGGCCTGGCAGGCTCTATCGTAGCCACACGCCTTCTTTGCACTATCTACCGTCAAGGGTACTATATGACATGGAATGACGGTGAGGCGCTGGCCTTGGCCCGCCGGGTAGGTAACGGAGTAACCTTTGAGGTGATCAACGAAATTGTGAATGGGCTGCTAAAATGTGACTTCTTTGATCAGCCGATGTTCGAGGGTTTTGGCATCCTTACCAGCCATGGTATACAGACCAGATGGAAGAAGATAATCACCGATTGTAACCGTAAAAGTCGGATAAAGTCTGACTTTAACCTTCTCATAGAGGATCAAAAGTCAGACTTTAAGCCTCAAAAGTCCGAAGAAAGGACACAAAGTAAAGTAAAGGAAATTAAAGTAGAAGAAAGTAAAGTACAGGAAAGTATTACGGCGGAAGCTTATGACATTATCCCGAAGATCCTGAAATACTTTTCAGCCAGCACTGACCCAATGGGAATAATATACAGTGTTACGATGGATTTCGTAGAGACAACATTCCACCGAGGGGAGTTTGAAAAGCTTAAATTGGCTTTTGACAAATACCAGGAATACAAAGCCCGTTCACGAGAACAACTCCACGGAATCGAAAGATGGATAGGAACGAAGGAAAAATATTACCAGGACGGATATTGGACGCAAACGGATTGGAACGATAAAAACAGCAAATATGAGCAGCAAATTGCTAAAAGAACATCTGGATCAATTGTCACCCAGGTTGGCGGAACAAGTTACGCAAACAATGCGGGATGGGGATAACCTCCCACTGCCGGAACTAACGGCTGAAGAACAGGATAAAATACTACTTGAAGCCAGAAAACGGAAACAAGCGGCCATAGAGCAGGAGAAGTACAACCGGGAATATTGGCAAAAAATTACCATGGAAAAGCCAGTTCCGAGATACAGTGCAGAAGAATTACTAACCCGACTCACACTATCCCGAAATACTCATGGAAAGCGCTTCGTTGTAGACTCCGAAAATAAGGCCCAGGTGAATACCCTTTGCTTGTACTTCTCAGGCGATCCTAGGCTAGAGGAATATGGGTTAAGCCACGACAAAGGCGTTTTACTCATTGGACCGTTAGGTGTCGGCAAATCGCATCTAATGAGCTTTTTCTTCCAGAACCAAAAGGCCAGCTATGTAATGGCACCATGCCACAAAATAGAGGATGAATGGGCGAATGCTAAACCAGAAGACCGGAACGTTATTGTCTATTACTCACAGTTGGTAGACGGTGCCCTGAATACCAACCCATACAAACACCTTAAATTGGGCACCTGTTTCGATGAACTGGGGAATGAGACAACGCCATCCAAACGGTTCGGTGAGGAAAAGAACGTCATGCAGGAAATAATCCTTAGGCGCTATGACAGGGCTATAGCTGAAATAAACTTCCAACCATCGGAACGGCAAATGCCATTCTACAAAACCCACTTTACCACAAACCTTACCGCTGATGGAGTTAAGACTAAATACGGTGATCGGGTAAGAGATCGACTCAAGGAGATGTGCAACATGATTGTATTTCCTGAAGACACAAAAAGCCGTAGAGCATAAAACAATACGACGCTAAAGTACCTAAACTATGAGTGATGAATACGTTGTAGGATTTGTTAGCTGTGATCCCGATGGACTGACACCGATTGACATTGTAATGGATGTAACAGGACTTACTTACGACGAGGTTAAATCCTGTTGTGAGGTTGTGAATATTCCGGACACAATACCAGATGAATATTGATTCTCGTATCTGTCCCTGCTGCCAGCTACCCGGTAAGTTCCGAAATATGTCTATGAGCAGGACACTAGTAGACGGTACTTTGAAAACCTACAACTATATTAGAGGGTGCTGCAACAGATGTGAATATCAAAGAAGAAAAGAGAAACATTTTAAAAGCCATGAACATAACACGTAAGAGATTATTTCACATTCTTAAATCCCATGCGTATATTGCTGTACGTTGGAGCAGTGGTATTGTTACAGGAGCAAATTGCAGGATAGCAATAATGGGGTATAAGAAGTTTCCAGCCAACGATGCAGAGACAGATATAATAGGATTCTATCCAATTTCCTTTCAGGAGTACATAAGGATTAAAACACCGATAATCAAAACCAATGAATAATAACATCGTAACAATATCAGTTAAAGGGGAGTTTTTATTCGAGCTTGAAAGTAAGCACGAATGGGTAAACAAAGTCCCCGAGATACTTCCTGAAAAGACACGAGCAGGAGAAACATGGATTTGGGTAGATGTTAATGGTTGCGTGTTTGAAAAAGGCGGAGATTTCATGGCTGCCGAGAAACGTGGCACATATCCTTGTAAAGTATACAGACTAATAAACGTAGAAAATGGATAATAACATTAAGGAAGTACTACACCTGTATCTCGGGTGTGAAGTTATGGCCCCGAATCCTTACGACGAAAAGGAACTGGCTAAAGGATACCTGACCGGAATTCACGGAGAATACGGTCCAGAAGTTCAGTTTATCATTGATGGTAATTCTGAAGAGTCACCAGAGTATCCCAACTACGAAAATGTAAAACTGTGCTGCCGCCGTCTCTCATCTATGAGTGAAGAGGAAGCTAGAGAGGCTATAAAATTAAACTTGGGAATTAGTGACGAAGTTGTTGTCCTAGAAAAAATAGATCAAGGGAAAGAAATGATATACAGATATGGTTTCATTTATCAAACTCCGCCTGATACAGAAACATCTGTGTACGTTCCAACCATCCGATGCACCTCATACGAATTCGCGTACCTACTATCGAAAGGCTTCTGGCTCTTCTCTCCTGATGCCTTTGATAAAGGACTGATAATAGACAGGGATGCCCTTCCTGACCCCGGGAAATAGATATTAAACAATAAAACAATGGAGAACTTTAAGAAATTCAGTGTATTAAAAGACACTCCGACAGTAGCCACAGATCATACAACACCAATCGGGGCAGTCCCTGTAGTAGATAAGCCGCCAGTCAAATTTTTCACTATTCAGTATCCTGAGACAACATTCATACAATATGTTAAGCTTACTGATTATCGTGACATGGAGAAACAGTTTCAGGCTAGGGTCAAAGAACTGGAAGAAGAGGTAGAAGAACTGCGTAAATTCGATGAGCGATAGTATCACAAAGCTATAACAATAGCAGCCACCGCTATTACTCCGAGTCCTACGCGTTCCCATTTCAATCTTCTGACCTGCTTTTTAAGGCTGGATTTTTCCTCTTCGTAGGTCTTTGCAACGCTTTCAGATTGTGCGGTGATTTCTTTTTGAAGAATTAGTTTATCCTTTTCAATTTTTAGTAAATTCGTGAATGATGTATATTGAACTGCTACCCGATTTTCAAGTAAGGACACCCGCGCAGAAAGCGTATCGTTCAAAAGTACCTGCACTTTCAAACGTAGAGCGTCAGCAATTACTAGTCTTGCTTTATCAATCGGCAGACAATAAATCGAATCAGTCCGGATATAAGACTGACAAAACGCTGTCGAGTTGAACAGAAGAAGCCCGATTAAGATTGATTTCATTGTATTTTTTTTTAAGCTTTCCGTAAGCCTCTTTATTTGCCCTCAGATCGATTGCGGCCTTAACTGAGTCTTCATACATCTTCTTTACGATCTGCTGTCCTACCTTATCTCTGTCATCAATAGCGGCTTTTAATTTCTCTATCTCGTTAAGGTGGTACTTTCTTTCAAGAGCGTATTTTCTTTCAAGCTCTGAAGAGTTATCAGAAGAGGTCCATCGACCAGCAAAGAAAAGCGCAGCGGCCAGTATATAAGACAGAAAAGGTTTAATCTTTTTCATTATATTTGACTCCAATAAAAATAATACTTTTTATGGAAAAAACATTAGACATTACAGAAGTAAAAGGGGCAAAAGCCAACATTGCTGATCTAAAAGTATTCGGTAACGGTGACCTTTTTCAATTGATTGCAAAAGCTTCATCGCAGGAACAAGGCTGGATGAAATCAACAAAGGCCATGTTTACTGGAAATGGTGTTGTTGTGCAAGTCACAACACAACAACGTAATATTGATGGTACTTATTCGGTTGCGGAGGCATTGACATTTGTACCTGACGTTGCCATTGTTGTCGGTGAAGATGGAAATAAATACATCGGAAAAATTCATCTATAGAACCTTATCCCGTTATAGTCTCCTATTAAATACAGGATAGCCAGAACTACTAATACGACTATCAAAATATTTCTGAGCCTCGTATCGGTTACTAAATACTGGATAACGTAAATTACGAGTGCTAAGATCAGGATTGTTACGAGTATTGCTATCATGGTTTTTCTGGTTCAGCTTTATGTGAAATTACCTTATCCGGAGTCCATCTCCTAATCCCGAGCAACCCGGATCCAAGTCCAGCGAAAGCTAATCCTTGCAGCATGGAATCAGCATGAGCAGAGAAGGCACCACGCAAACCCATTATACAGCCGGTAATCACTAGGATAAAAGCAGAAACCAAAGCACATGCAGTCTTACCTTGGCTGTTTGAAAACATCTCCCCAATGTTGAATTTACGAATGTCCACCCTTGACTATCTGTTTTTGCCTTCCGACTATCGCAACGATGCTCGCTGTTGCCCCGATTATTAGAAATACTGCCGTCCAAAGTTCTGTCCGGGTGACGTACGTACTTGTTTGATCCTTCATCTGCTGACGCCACTCATTCTGTCCTTCGAATTTTGCTACGTTTACAGCCTCAACTTTCCCTACAGCGTCACGGATGGATTTGATCTCAGCGTCCGTGTAACGCTTAAGCCACTCCACCTGATTGTTTACGTAGGCTCTTGGGTCTTCGGATTGAGTGTCTGTTTGAGCGAATGCGGAAAAGGAAAGCAGTATAAGGATAAGTGTTTTCATTGTACCGCCTTGACGGCTTCAATTATCTTCGCTTTGAAAGTCTCCAGATCCACGACCGGCTTAGGTGCTTCTTTGAATTGCTGCTTCAACCATTCCAAAAGCTGATCCTGGCCGGGTGTCACGCTACACGCTTTCTCCCAAGAATTATGACCAACACCAGGGTATAGTGTATAACCCCATTCTGTATCATGGGTGCTATTGTAAGCATCCACGAAAGACTTTGATTTACTGTATGGGACTGTTTTGTCCGCATCGCCGTGAAAAGCCCATCCGGGCATCTCCGGAAATGATGCAGCCAATTTTGAATCCATGCCCCCGCATATCGGAACCACTCCGTCAACCAGCCGGAATTTATCGTAGTAAACAGTATCGAAAGCACCGAAACCTCCCATGCTTAGGCCCATCACGTAAACGACTCTTAATTTATGCCACAGCTTTGCGTAAGCGGGCATGAAGTACTTTATCTGATTGTAGGAAGAGGCACACTGCGGTACTAACAAATGGAATGGGAATTCGAAACCTGCCGCTGCATGCCTGGGGTATCCGTTTTTAAGAACAAGCTCAAGCTTGCTGCCGTCTATAGGGCCACGTTCACCAATACCGTGCAAGAAAACGACTCCAAAATCGCAAGGCTCTTTAGGTGCGAAGTGGATGTAATTGAATTTCATTCCGAAGGCAGTAGCTCCTATGTAGTCTTTTCTTATCATTCGTCTTCGTTTAATTTTTCATGTGGCCATCCGGCTCCAATAAGGTGCTTATATTCTGTCTCTGCATCGAAGCAGGGACAAACAAGAGCCCACTCATTTGGCTCCACTACTCCTATTCCATTGCTTAAATTTCTATGCCCTGTGATACGCTTTACATTCCCTGAAGCATATTCTAAGGCATCGAGTATGCATTCTATAAGAGATTCCTTTTGTGGTGCCGTTCTAGTATCCTTAACCTTGCCTCTTTCGTCCAGACCACCTTCGTAACAGATTGCGATAGATCCTGAATTACGACCCTGCACGTGATGGCATGTAGAATCGAAGTGTCTGCCTATATGTTTACTTCCATCCCGGGATACGAATAGGTGATACTCACATCCATTAAACCCACGAGCTTTATGATCTTTTATGCATTGAGCAAAAGTATAATCAACTGTCTCCCGTGACCCGGATGAATGTACGACTATTAAATCAACATTTCTTCTGTCGTAATTCCTGAGGCCCTTTTCCATTTTTTATTACTTTGCTCATATTATAACAAAGCCAATAATTTTCAATCCATCGCGAACTTCTTTTTTAACTACTCGGTTTACTTCATACACGCCGTCACCATTCCTACTCCCCGCTGTACTAGCATTTCCTTCTATGCTTTTAAATGTCGTTTCATTGATTACCTCAGACACTATACCGGTGTGTCCTGTCCACTCCGCCTTGCCATCCTCGTACTTCTGCCAAAATACCAATGATCCAACTACTGGAACATCTGAGGTTTTATAGCCAGCATTTACCAGATTTCGGAATGTATTTACCGCACTTGGTACAAATAGCCCTTTAACTTTTTCTTTCATTTCCGGAAATGCTTCCCATATCCACTTCTCCAAAATAGATGCACACCAAGCCCAGCCAGGTTGCCACCCTACATCCATCATCGCAAGCTCCAGTTCCCTATCATGAAAGCCAGAATTGCCAGGCTTCTCTTTCTTTCCAAGGTCTTTTTTTGCAACTTCAATGAGTTTGTTCATAAGGATTTTTTACTATATTTGTCTTCTTATTATCCACGGTAATCATTTCGCGAAAGCCCGGGGGTTTAACACCGCTGGGCTTTTTTCATTTCTTAGTACGTATCTTATCGACAACCCCTTCCAAAATAGACTCCACATTAAATTTATATACAAGCCAGAACCCTATCTTCTCTCCTGAAATTGTGATCGCAGCTATTGCCAGTGGGATACAATTATGTGGCACGGATGAAATTACAAGATCCGAAAACAAATACGCAGATCCTATGCCGGTCACGAATGAAGTTATAATACTAAACCAGGTAACAGAATCTTTCTTCGCTGTTACAGCAAGTTTAATGGATACGGCGACTAGTGACGGCAGAAGTATTTTTATCAGCCATGTTCTAAAGTCTTCCATCGCTTAAGGTATAGGTAGATAGATATAAAGCCAGCAAAGAATGTTAAAAATATGTCTGAGTATAAATATTGATTAATTCCAAATATTACCTTGTCGATGAAGCTGCCGCCAGTCATTATAACGAGGAAACAACAAAGCGCTTTTGCACCCCTGTATGTATTTTTAAAAGTAACTAATGCCATTAGGAAAAGCATAGCGTCATATCCGGCATTATTTATAACAAAATAATGACACCATGTTTCAAAGTTCTCCTTAGCATTTGGCAAGTAATAATCTAACGTAATTTGTAGAGAGTAAAAAATTACAATTACAATACTGATTAATACAATGCCTATTTTATTATTCAAAGCCTTACGGTTTTGGTGTCGGCGGAGGCGTTGTAGGGTTAACCGTTTTGGTTGTCTCGGTTGTCTCTTCTTTTGTTTTTCTGGGTCTAGGTTTCTTTGCCATAAAGTTTTTATGTGTTATTTTTTTATCCGCTGTAAGCAACACCTAAGTTAGTGTAACAATTAGCCCACGCATTATTAGCCGTTCCGGTTCCAGCTATCGTAGGGGTGCCGTGAATTATAACCCCATTAAATAACACTCTTAAAGCTGTTATATTTGTGGTTATAGTTGTTGCGCTTATTTGTCCTGCTGTCCATGTAATCACATCACTATTGAAGATAATATTTCCTGAGAACGCTTGTACACCAGTGAAAGAAATACCGTTACCGGCTGTTATTGCATTCACGTTTATATTTGTAGTGTTGTGATTGAAGTGGCCGCCTTGTACAGTTAAGTGGCCGTTATTCGATCCTGTGTCAACTAGTCAGCCAGTGGTTCCACCTGTACCTGAACATCCTTGCAGA